ATGAACGTAATCAGCAGCCAACGCCACATCGATTGGGAGATTGTAACAAGTAAAGAGGAATCGGTTCGTGGCGCTGGTGAGGTTACCCTCCCGGTTGTCCTTGTCGGAGAATACAACGGTTCCCCGCTTTACGTACTAGTCGATGGCCATCATACACGCGAGGCAGCAAAGGAAGTTGGAGTAGCGGTTGTTTTCGAAGAAATGAGTCGAGCTGATGCCGGCGTTAGCTACGATGCCGATCTGACTCAAGCGCTCGAAGAAAAGTATATGGGCAGCGACTACTATTGGATTACTGGAGATCGTGTTGAGCGGGACATCATCGACGAAGAATGGGAGCTGATGAAATGAATAACCAATGGATAGGCAGCGGACTCTGGTCCGGATGGAAGATCACAACCGACCACGCGGCCAGTAGCCACGGACAGCCCGTGCTTGTTGCGCCTGATGGTAAAGCATACGGACCCGGCGACATTGCCGCTCCCCGCCCCCTTCTCCGTGCTGCTGACGTGGCTCGCGAGCTTGGGGTTAGTCGACCGGCAGTGTCGCAGTTACGAGATGCCGCCCGGAAGCCGGAATATCGAGGCTCCTTTCCAACCGAAGTCTCTGAGGGTCTTTGGGATCCGGATGCAATCAAGGCTTACCGAATTCAACGCGAGGCGACTGCGGAATGATTCGGAACTGTGTCATCTGCGGAACTGCCTTTAAGGCTTCTCCAAGCGATCGGAAATCTACCTGCGGCGATCTGGCATGCCGCAGTGAGCGCGCTCGTCGAGCAAGATTGGGACGAGGTATGCCGTGGAACAATGAGAGCCGGCAACGACTGGCTGCACGAGGCAAGACGCCTAACTTACAAAAAGGGACGGCTGCCGCTCAGCAAAGCCCAATCGCCGGTCCTTTTGAGACACACCGCGATGCTCTGATCTGGACGATACGATCGCCTGACGGTGTAGAGCATACGGTGCGTAATCTGAGCCTCTGGCTGCGCGAGCATGCTGATCTGCTGGACGGGACACCGGAGCAAGCGCGGGCCGGGCTTATGCAGGTGAAGCGATCAATGGAAGGCAAGACCAAGCGGCCGGTCGGCTCCTGGAAAGGTTGGCGACTCATTGACTGGCAAGAACCTGAGTGAGCAAAATCCTACCACAGAATCAAATCTGGGTAGGATTTTTGATTTAACCTCATTTAAGGGATTCTTCGAATTTCCCTTTTGATAATTTTCTTTTTTTTATGAGGATTTTTAAAATCTATGATTCTCCAAAAGCCATCAGCTATATATATTCCCATCCTCCCTCTCTTTTTTACTACTCCAGATTTTAAATGTCCAATAATTGCTTTTGTTATTTTAGTTTGAATAAGGAATGGAATAGTGAAGAATTGAAGAACCTCTTTCCAGCTAAACTCAAAAACAAAAACAATGACAGAAAACAAAATCCAATAAAATACATCTAGGTATTCTAAAAGAACTCGGCTTGCTGAAATCAGGTCGCTATTATGCCTTTCTCGCAGCACAAAGATGCAAGTTACCGCACTAATTCCGAATAATATGACTGCTATAAAAACAAGTTCTTGAATTAAAGTGAAAGTAGATGGATTAAATGAAATCATTGAGAGAACAATAACTACTATGCCTACCGGAAGGATGAATATATGATAGAAAGATTTAAGATATAAGAAGTCTTTTTTTCTAACATGTACAAAATACAGGCTCATTATCACGGTATAAATTCCAATCGAGACTACCATCCACGGTGAATTGTGAAACTCTGTTTTAATTCTTTCAAAATTCTCACCAAATAAATTAATCGCAGCCAAAACGAGAATAAGAAGCACTGCTAAATAACTAATAACAATTAAAGCAGCTAGAGCGATAGCCTTGATTTTCTTCATCCAATCCTCCTTAGAATTTCATTTATATATCTTCATATACATTTTCTCTCAAAGAAAGTGATTTAGCAAATATAAAGGTCTTTTCTCCTTTTGAAGACGTATAAGAATAACAAATTAAGGAAACATGACGATATAATAATTAGATACATATTATAGAGGGGGAACAACGAATTGAAGTGGCTTAAAATCTTTGCTTGGATTGTATTTCCGTATATCATGATTCTCTTCGCTTGGAAACGGTTTGGCGTAGTGAAAAGAACAACTGGTGTACTCTGGGCGTTCTTTATCCTCATCCTGACGATCGTTCCAAAGGACGCTCCGCCAGAAACGGTAACGACCAACACGACGCCGGAAGCAGCCGTTGTCCAAACGAAGACGGCCGAACCCAAAACTGAACAAGCGAAGGAAACGCCAAAACCAGCCGCCACTCTTCCGGCAGCTGATCCGGTGCCGGCTATTGATAATGACGAGGAATACGACGTCGTCCTTGAGTTCCCCGCCGCGAGATACCCGCAGACGGCCGCGCACATCGCTGCAGCAATCGAAGCCGGGCAACCAGCAGTATGCACGATCGACCGTAATGGCGCGGACTCGAACCGTGATGCTTCGCTGGCCGGATTGGCTACAAAAGCTGGTCACGATCGCGACGAATGGCCGATGGCCATGTGTGCCGAAGGCGGCGTGGGCGCGGATATTGCTTATGTAGAACTATCAGATAATCGCGGATCAGGTTCTTGGGTAGGCAGCCGCCTACGTGATTATGAGGACGGCACACGCGTGTTGTTCGTCCTGGATGGGACGAGCGACGCAAAGGTTGTAGCTGCCGAGAAAGAAACGCCAGCTTCCACTCCTGCAAAAGAGCCAGCAAAGGCTGTGACCCCAGCACCGGAAAAGAAACCGGTTGTCGAGAAGGCGCCTGTTGTTGCTACTCCGGCACCTAAACCGCAACCAAAGCCCGAGCCCGCACCAGAGCCTGAACCAGAACCGGTTGTCGAAGAACCGGAAGTCGAGTATACGTTTTATGAAAACTGCTCGGCTGTACGCGCCGCTGGCGCAGATCCGATCTACGAAGGCGAGCCAGGGTACGATACACATCTTGATCGTGACAGCGATGGTGTAGGTTGTGAATAAAATAAAACCATGTTTAGCTAAAAGCCTAAACATGGTTTTATTTTTTTATTTTTAATTTTTCCTCTTCTTGAATCCTTAAATAAGTTCGAAGTGTCTTTAATATCTCTTTCTGCTCTTCCGCTTCTTCACGCTCCTGTTCTATATTTTCAGAAAGCCGCTCAAGATCGGACTTATAAATTAAAGCGAGATTTCCTCCAAATCGTAATGCAGCTGAAAACATCCAAATCAAAAGCAAGAAAAAGACGAAGACTTGAAGGAATTCAAATTCGATTGCATTTGCTATTAAAGAATAAAACACTACTATAAAAGAACTTAACATCCCTTTAACAATAAAATTTACAAGCTTCTTTAAATCCAAATCACTTAAAAAGGCCATAACTGAGTTAACTTTGACGCTTCCTAACACCGACAATACTGTCATGTATATTCCTACAAATATCGCTGCAATAGTTGTTATCGTCCCGAGATTAGAAGAAATCAAAACTTCATAAGTCCGATAAAGCCAAAGTTCTAAGTCAGTTGAACCCATGCTTTTAGTGAAATATAACAATAGTTTATTACATAAAAACAATAGAGCGAAACCAGGGAAAAAAATTTGCATTGAACACTTCTCCAATAACCAACCAATGAAATTCGCTCTCTTGGCACTCATGGTATTTTCCATCCCTCTCCAAAATCATCAATTAAGCAGAGGCATTACCTAAGTCCTTTCTCTCTCCTTTTTGGACAGCGACTCGGTACTCCTCTTTAGGGATCTCTGTAAGCAGCGGAAGTTTTTTATCATGGACATACTTCCATTTTTGTAAAGTTACACTTCCTGGTCTTCCTTTCTCATTATACCGCTCTAGGATCTTATCCCCTACAAATCCCCAAGCATGATTTCCTTCTACATTTTCTAAAACAATATCACTCATAATTCCTACATTTTTAAGTTCGATAGACTCGTACTTCGAAGTTGCGTCATTTTTATAAAGTACAGAGCAGGAAAGCACTGATTCATTTTGATCAATTTGTAACAACTCTAAAAGTTTTAGAATTTCAGAGCCATCTAGTTGCAATTTTCGCTGTCTGCCTTTTCCAAATTTCAGTTCGACTATCGGTGCTTCTACATCCTCTTTTATTTTGTCCATAGCGCTCATAATATTAGCAAAAAGACTATCTTTATGCGCTTTAGTTTTAGAGCTTTCTAGGATTGAAGAAAAATTTTCAGCTTCTACATTCATTTTTAACTGTATGTTTTTTATATCACTTGATTTCCTTACATCCTTTAAACTTTTTTTAGAATCAACTGGAACGAATTTGATTGCCCATTGTTGAGCTGGATCTTCATTTATAAAAAAAGAGTTAAAATACTCTTCTAAATCTTTTGCTTTACTACCATAGAAGCTATATTCAACCAAGACAGTCCTTGCGGTTGGAATTGTTACTAACGATATCATCTCTATTATATCGTTTTCGATCATGTCAGCTTTACTAGTGTTTATATCTCCGATATAAGGCTTTACCTGTTGTCGATATTTCCCTAACCCTACAATCCTACAATCCGTTTGTTCGGAAGGAATATTTATTTCAAACAAGGCTGTAGGATAATTGTTAATTTTACGAATACGCTTTTCCCAGTCCAACTTTCTGATCTTATCTAAAAATTCTGTGAAGTATATAGTTGTTGCTTGGGCGTTCAAAGTAATTGCAACATTGTAGTATTGAAATTTTCTTGCCATGTGTTTCTGCAGCCCCATTCTTTAGGAATAATTACTTGCCAACTTAATAATCCCTTAAAATGGTTGAATAGGCAATAGGAACGGATATTCCCTTAGGAACGTTTGTTCCTATCTATATTATACTTTTTTCTGTCTTTCTTCAACTAAAACGGTTGATTGTATAACAGCCTTAGACTAACACTGAGAAATTTTCACCTATCAAAAACTTTAAAAATGTACAAATGTCGCTGATAGTATGTGCCACCGATCCGGACGGCAAATTCCGTATACTTCTGTACCGGACCGCCGTAGTCGACCAAAGACCGGTCCTCTGCATCGATGACAAAGACCCTTACCTGCAGCAACGCTGCGGCGAAAAACTCCTCGTTGCTGATCAGTTCTTTATATGTATTCATGATGAGCCTCCTTATAAACAGAAATCGGCCCTGTCCTGGCTATCCAGGCAGGGCCGATTCTTTCGGTTGCTTATATTATATCTGTTCTTCGGTTTAATTTACAATTTCGGTTTTTAGATTGAATGCCGTGCGCGAGCCTCACGATCATATACCATAAAAAAAGAGCCTATTGTTTGAACGGATAGGCTCTTTTGCTGAGGCTTTAGGTTTGTTCACAAAGCGATTTTTTGTGGTAAAACAAACGTCAAGTTGAAGGCATGCCGGCAGCACGCCGCAGATAATTTGCCCGATTATTTACATGAGCGGCAGATTCATCATTTCCAGCTGCCTTCGCTCGATACCAGTCCGGCGAAAGCCAACGAAAGACGATCTCCTGAACGTTGCTCTTATACAGCTTGACCGGCACCGCTAGCGGCCGTATCTGATCATCTACACCGGCCGCCGATCGCAGATTGACGGCAAGTCGGTGGAAATGCTCCGCTTCCGGCTGCTGCCCAGCCGCGTTGGCCGCTGCCCAGGCCGGACGCACGTATTTGTCGATCAGTTCCTTTGCTACGGCCACCGGCAGAGGCAGGAAGTCCGGTTCCGCTGGCTTCGGAGCCGGCGCAGGCACGGGCGGCAGCGCGACGGCAGCAGCCATCTCCGCGGCGACGTCGTTGACCAGGTCTTTCAGCGTCCGGCCGCCGGACCGCAGCGCGTTATCGCAGTCGATCTTCCGCGCCGGGTCCAACTGTTTGTGGCTCGGAATGAACAGGCGCGGGTCCTTGTTCCACTTTTTGCAGCAGAAGGCCAGATACCAGACGAACCGCGCGTACGCCGCCTCGAAATCGATTCCGCCGCCATAGCACAGCTCCACACCCAGCGCGGCGTCGTTGGCATTGTAGCCGAACCGCTCATTGTCCAGTTTGACGCCATAGAGTACGTGCCATGCCTTTTCCGCCGGATCCGGACCGGTCCCGGCCGGGATGATCTCCAGAATCTTCTTGTCGTCGATGAATGTGTGCGCGGATGCGGAGCGGTCCTTCAGCGCATTGAAATAGCGGTAATGCGAGTCTGCCGATGCTCCGGGATTTCCGACGTCGTGGGCAACAAAAAAAGCCGGCACGCCGGTTGTGAGCCGGAGTCCTGGCCGTGTATTCGAGCGCTTCGCAATATAGCGGCGCTCGATCGGATATTTGTTCAAATTCAAAGTGGTGCCTCCTTTGGCCGATTAGGCCGTTTTGTTGTCTTCGGCCGCCTGTGCTTCCGCGGCAGCCTCTTCTGCCTTGTCTTCCTTCACAATCTCCGGCTGCGCGTCTGGGATCAGAATCGGGTTTTCTTCCGGCTTGGTCCGGCTCTGGAAAATATGCACGGCATCCCGGATGATCGGCGGCATCGGCACGCCCATTTTACCCATGTTCTCGACGACGCTCAGCAGCTCATTCGCCAGATAGAAAAAGATCACGGCATCCCGGAACATATGCAGATCACCGAGAACCTGGTCGACCAAATGCGCGATCGCCACGACGACGAAAATCGCCGCTTTCCGGACGATGCCAAAGTACCCCACTCGGCTGCGCAGCTCCCCGCGCACCCACGCCGCCGTCAACCCTGTTGCCCAATCCACGATGATAAGTACCAGCAGCAATGTGACCATTGTATTCGTCCCTCCAAATAGGAACCCGACCACGACACCGACGGCCGCGGCCGTCCCCTTGATTATTTGTTCCCCCAGATTCCCCATACGCATTCTCCCGTTCTTGTAAAATGAGCCCTCGGGTCCGAAGGCATAAAAATAGCGCGTCCCATAATGGGCGCGCTCTATCCGGCCGACTCCTTGTGTTGCTGCTCTTCACTTGCTTCTCGCGCTGTTTCCCCGGCCTCACCTCCTTCACGGGCATCAGCGGCGGCCTGGTCGGCTTCGTCGATGGCGTTCAGGCCGGCGCCGACCATCAGTTCCAAGTGGTGCAGGATCTCGCGTCTCTTTTTCAGATCAGGGTACTGCTGCAAGACGGTTGAGACTACAGCCTCCAGTTCTCCGGTGGGATCGCCGAGATCAATGAGACACTCGATTTTCATAGCAAATTTCATTTTTATATTCTCCTTTTCCGCACGAAAAAGCCGCTTTGTAATAAGCGGCTTCATGTGGATTATCTTATGAATTTTTGGAAATCCAATTCGTATACAGCATAATCGTCTTTTCCGTTAAAAAGGAAAACCAGTTCGGCGGGTTGTTCGAAATCGATCTGGTCTCCTACCCAAAAAATAACATGCCCATTTTCCCGAATGTATCTTTCTTTAGTTTTTTTCATATCTCGTCCGCTATCATACATAGAATTTCCGTCAATAGAATCCGCTTCATATTCTCCCGCTGGCTGCAAAACAAAATCGCCTTGGCGTAAGACAACATGAAAATCAGAGGATGCTTCTGTCGGAAGCCTATATGACTCTGTCAAAAAAGATAGCGTTCTATCTCCTGCATCAGCTCTTACATCGGTAGGGGATGGCGTCTCCATGCGCTGATACGCCGCATCAGCACTCCGCACAATCGACGCCCACGGACTAAACAAGGTTACAAACGGAGGATGATCAGCAGCCGTGCGCAACTTATTTTCCTTCAATGGCAGCCGCTGATCCCTCATGTAGTTTTCCATATCGTACTCTTGAAATTTAGAAGCCTCTCTGATAAGAGCGTTTACCTCATTTTCGTTAGGATAATAAAATCGCTCATATGTGTCGCGGGCGGTAGAATCTTTAACTTCTACCTGTGCAATACTTTCGGCAGAAACATTATTTACGTCTTTTTGCGAACCTACCACAAGCACCGTCACGCCAATGGAAACAAGGACTAAAGCGGCCCAGAAAATCCGATCACTTTTCATCTTCATATTCCCGAGCGGCCTTCAAAGCGGCCTTAACCAATACAATTTCGGATTCAGTCTCAGAAACCATTTGTTCATATTCTTCTAACTGTTTTTTCTTGGCTTGCAACGCCGTATCGTTATCGATTTTCTCGCTTATTCCCGTCATATCAGCCACTTCCAATGCCAATCGATCTCTACCCACCTTTGTCGGAGCAAGAACATTATTTTCAAGCACATTCAGTGTGCTTTCAAGGTCTGCTTTTGTGCGACCGAAATATTTGTTTTTCGAATCATCTGTAGAATTTGATTGCAACGAATCCCGAATGCTTGATTCGTCTGTTGACACTTCTATAGATTTAGATTTTCCGTCCACTTTTATCCCCATCCCTAACGCATCGGAAAAAGATCGAACAGGAAGCATCGCTTTATTGCCGAGGATTACGGCCTTATCGGCAAAGTTTACTCCGTCAACTTTTACGCTGTACTCCGCTGTCACCTTCGTTCCAACCAGACTTTTTACTTGATCAGCAAGGGCAGTTCCGGCCGTGCTCAGTATGATCCCGGCCAGTAAACCCGCCACTAAATATCCTGTCTTTTTCACAAAATCCCTCCGTAATGGTCGCCGTTTCCCTCATATTACCATTACGCAGCGGAAGTTGGGAAGTTTCCTCCTCCAGACGGCGCCAACGTTGCACTGCCATGATTGTGATTTGGAAGGGTGACAGAATGCGAATGTCCTTTGTCCGACTTATTATTCAAAGCGTTCCAGATTCTATTCATTTCACTCTGGAGTCCCACAATATCTGTGATTGCGAGTGTCAGACCGCTCACACTCCCTAAAAAGTTCACTGTACTATTGAACGTCGCCGGCCCAACCATAGTTGCCGCGCCCTGCAAGCGGATCGGGTTGGCCGTATTGTTCGATCCCAAAAAAAGGTCGTTGCTGAAAATCGTCAGCCCGCCATTTTGGTACGAATTCAGCTCCCCGGCAAATCCGCCGCCGGAACCGAAGAAGCCCAACGATGCGATACTGCTGTCCGTGCTCGTATTGATACGTATGCGCACCGTCCCGCCGCTATCGTACGCTTGTAGGCCGCCGGCTGCCTGCTCGATTCTGCGCCCGCTCTCCGCCGTTTTAAACGTGGAGCCGATGATTACGCTGCCGCGCACCGTAGACGACTCGACCTCTCCGGAGAACCGCGCTGCCGTCGCGCTCATGATGCCGCCGGACGTCACCGTGAACATGCCGTTGCCGACGTTGATCGACGACCCAGTGATGGCGCCGTTCGTGAAATTCGAATAGGCGATGTTCGCGTAGTTGGCCGTGAGGCTGTTCGCGACGACATCGCCCCTCATGTTCAGGCGGAACGCTGCCGCATCGAAGACCGACGCTCCCGCGGAGATGCCGCGCGTATTGATCTGCACGACGTCCTCGCCGCTGCCGATCAGCATCGAGACGAAGTTACCGAACTGCCCAATGACCGCCTCCGCCACGACGCGGCCGCCGACGACCGCCGCGCGCGCCGTCTTGCCGCCGTCGGAGCTGATCAGGATGCCCGCGGCCGTAAGCCGGACCTGATTCAGCGGATTCGTCTTATCCTGCGCAAGGATACCGCCCTCGAGCGGGTAGCTGATCTCCGTCTTGCTGTTTTTGATGTCGATCACCGCCTGCCGGGCGAACGATTCGAAAATGTCCGCCCGGATACGGCCGCCGGATAGCATGCCGTTGACGATGTTTTTGGCCTGGTCCAGATCCGCGATGATGTCGTTCCAGTCCGGCCGGACAAAGTTGGCCACTGTCGCTTTGGCATGCTGATCCAGCGCAAACGGATACTCGCTCAGCTCCGTGACCCGGGCTTTCATGTTTTTCAAGCTCATTTCCGGATCGTACACGTACACGATGTCGCCCAGCCCTGCCGGCGGGTTCGATCCGTCCAGCTTGTGCAGGTCGGCCGTGTCGATCTGCACTTCCAATTCTGGCACTTCTTTCTTTGCCAGCTCTATGCGCGCTGCCTCCAGCAGATCCTTCGGCTCTTCAATGTCCTGGTCGCTCATTTCGCCGTCGAAGAATGGGATGTCCTGGCTTGCCCAAGCGCCGGCGTATTGCGAAACAAGGAAGTTGGACTGCAGCACGCCGCCAACGATCGCGCCCGGCACCGCTTCGAGCCGTGCCCGCTCGTCCGCCGTCAGGATCGAAGCCGGCTGCCCGATCCACGTCCGGCCGTCCTTCATGGTCGCGTACATCCGCGTAACGAGGTTCGACGACTCGTCCTTAAACTGGTCGTTGACGATGTTCTTTTTCAGGCGGTATTGGTGTCCTTTGTCTTGGCCGATCTGCTTCCGCAGATAAATGACATGATTGTCCGGCTCGACTTCCATGCCGTACTGCTCCACCAGCGCGTTGAGCGCTTCCAGGCAGTTGCCCCGCCCCCAGTCCTTCACGTCGCGCAGCCCAAAGTCGTCCTCGATCCGGAATTGGAAGAGTCCGCCCGTAACGTCCGTGATCCGCTGCAGCAGCACGCTGACCGGGATGCCGTACCGCTCCTCGACATACAGATCATACGGGATTTTGAATTCTTTCAGCGTGTACATGATGTGCGAGCACACGATTTGTGCCGTTAGCTGCTTGCCGCCGCGAACCCGGCTCCGCCCATTGATCACGTAATACTGGCCGCGCTCGTCCCGCACGTGGCCTTTCATCAAGATTTTTTCCCGGTAGTCAGCCGACTGCATGGGCACCGTGAATGTCAGCTCATAGTCCGAATTGATTCGCCGCTGCCGCTGGACGCTGCTCGGGTCCACATCTTTGAGGATGCCGATCCGCCGGCGGTTTTTGTCGAACGACTCCAAATATTTTTGTTTTTGCATCAGCATCGCCTCAGTACAGGTATTTGTCTTTGTGCGTGATCCGCGTCAAGACCGAGCGCTGCGCTTCCTTGTCGGAGTACGTCAGCGTGTTGACCCCGCGGATCAGCTCAAGGAAGTCGCCTTCCATGAGGTGCAGCGCGTTCTCGCCGTTGATCGTGACAGTCATTTCGGTCGAGTCGATTTCGATTCGCGCGCCCGGCGGGAAATCTCCGGTAAATCGGATTTCTTCCACTCGCGCCCGCACGACTTTGGCAAGCATTTCCGTCTGCATTTCAAACTCGGCGCCAATCAGCATTTCGCGGACGATCTGCGCCAGCATTTCAATTTGCGTCTCAATCGTGGCCTGAAGTGCGCTCTCCCGAATAAATGAAGCTTCCATTTCGGTCTGCGTTTCGAAAATGGCGAATAGCGGCGCCTCGACGTTTATCCTCGCTTCAAATTCCGTTTGCGTCTCAAAAGTTACGGCCAGCGCAATCTCAAGCGAAGCGGCCCGGCCGAACGGTGTACGCCCGAATGGGCTTGTATTAAACACGGCATCGCCGCCTTTCATGAATAAAAATGCCCCCGGTAGTCCCAAGGGCATAAAAATAACCGCTCCCGGATCGGGGCGGTTTACTCGGCTGCGGCCGGCTCGGCCAGCATTTCGTCAACGATCGGACGGAGCGTCGGCGATACGTCTTCAATAGCCAGGCGGCCCGCCATGATCAGGACCACGGCGTTCCCGGCCAGCATGCGTTTCAGTTTTTCACTCATCAGTTTCTCACCCCCTCTCGTAGCCATCCAGATTCCTAAACGAAAGGCAGCGGCGTAGATCCGGCTGCGCATATCAGCCCTCCATAAGCGACATGAGCATTTCGCCCAGGCCGTTGATCATTTCTTTATTGTCCAGATCGGCCGCGCGCAGCCGCGCGACTTCTTCCTCAAGAGAGTTTTTCGGCGGCGAAGGGACTTCATTCGGATCTGGTTCGGGGCGGGCTTCGAAAACCGGTCGCCTCGTTTGCGGGTCGATCCGCGCAAGCTTTTGGCTCGAAAACTCTTCTTCGTACTCGCCCCATCCAAACTGCTGCATTTCGATCCCTTCTTTCCCGATCAGTTCCGGGTGCCAATCTCTGGGGTCGTTATCTTTGTAATAGTCGGTGACTGTCGTCTCAATCGTACCCGTCTGGAATACGATAGCCCCTTCACTATCAAAATAAACTCGCGGTCCGTATTTATACATAGTTGGCCTCCTTATCCGAAAGCTTCGATCATTGTGTCGTAGGTCGATCCGCTATTCGCGTAAACTCGAAGAGCCTGCGGCAAACCCTCGTTCACGTTGAACTCGTTGTACGTGCCGGACTTACAGAGAACAAAACCGGCGAACTGCGTATACTTGGCTTGATCTTGGTTAACAACGCCCGAGTTTACTGTTTGGTAAACCCGCCAGGTCCCTCCTGGAGGAAGTATTGAAATAATAATAGATCGAGGTATAAAACCAAAATTTACTTCGTTCACGGAATAAGCCCCCGCATTATATCGTTGAGCGAAATATCGTCTTGGCGTTACGGTTCCTACAACGCCAAACATATTTACGCCTTCCAAAATATTTCTAGCAGCCAGATCCGGTTCGGCCTGAATCAGCTGCGACTGTGTGACCTTAATCTCCCCGTCGCCCGCTCCGCCTTTCTGGTAGCCGCGTTCCGGGTAGACAGCGATCCCGCCATCACCCCATTGAGCCGCCCCCGTAGCGTTTCGAATGCCCGTCAAAACGGGCACGGTCCCCGTCTCACCGTCCGGGTAAGCCGCACTCATAAACGTGTTACCGTTGAGCACCGTCGCCGGTGACGCATCTCCGGTCGGCGCGGCGCTACGTGCTAAAAAATAGTTTCCCACCTTAACGACCGATAATGGAGCGCCTGCTTTGATGGATCCGGCAGCAAAAGTTCCGCCGGATTGCCGCCGGATGGGCAGCGCGGTCAGCGCGCCGATCTTGAGCGTTGGGTCTGCGACTGTATTCGCTACATGGGGCACAATCGTAATCGACAGACCATCGACCAGGGCGGCTGGCTGCGGGCTCAGCGTTGCCGTATAGACCGCCCCAGTGCCCGTAGTGGCTGCATAACCCGATTGCCGTACGTAATCCGCTTTATTCGCGAGCGCATTCCACGCCGATCCGTCCCAGCAATAAGATTCTCCGCCGTAATAGACGATTTGCCCGATTTTGTATCCAATAAGATTCGCGGCCGTCGGCACGGCATCTACCGTAAACGGAGCCGTCTCAATGTTTGCCGTCGTCCCCGTCAGCACCAATCGCGACCCGACATTCATTGTAAAGCACGCGATTTTGGCGTTCGGCGAGTTATGCAGTTGGATTGCCCGTTCGATCAGATACGGAACACGGTTATCCATCGATACGATATTCCCGATGCGAACCCCATCGCAGCCGTCGGCGAAGAAGTTATCGACTCCCCCATGGCTATTGGTCGTGTTCGACGTGTTGTTGTCGACGACCATGAAATTCCCCATATCGCTGGTCCGGTCGAGCGCGACCATCAGCACGCCTTGCTTCCCGTTGTTGTTGGCCGTGTTCGCCCCACCTGAAATGCAGCTGCCGCTGAACTTAAAGCCGGCTTCGATATTTTGTTCCGACGTATTCCCATCCAGAAATACGTACGTGGCGTTGGCCTGCGTAACGACCCCGTTGGCGTCCGACCCTACGATCGTGTTGTTCGTAATTTTCGTTTTCGTCGACTCTCCGACTTCGATGCCGTTGTACGATCCGCGGTGCGCGATGTATTTTCCGGCATTCCGGATCTTGTTGTCGGCGACGGTCGTATCGATCGGCGCATGCGTATCGTAATCCGCCGTGCCGTCGCGGTGAACCAAGATACCGCAACTGGATGTGTTTTCAATGTCGTTCTGGGAGATGTCGACGCTGATCGACCCGACGTTGGTGATGCCGCGGCTCCGCGAATCTCGAACAAAGTTTTCGTGGATTCGGATGCCGAAGCAGGCGGCGCCGTGCCTTTTGTAAGAAACGGTCGCGATGCCATCGTCACCGCTGTCAAATACTCGACACCGCACGACGTCGATGTCGAACGCCCCTTCGGTAATATGGATGCCGTCGGCCTGCGTGCTGCGCACCCGGCATCTTTCGATCGTGCCTTCGCTGCCGCCGCCTACATAAATGCCGGCTGCTGCCGTATTTTCGATAATGACGCCGCGGGCGTGGAATGTCGTGCAAAGATCGAATTCGATGCCGTCGCCGCCGGATTGCCGCGGTCCACCCGGACCCACGATCCGGAGATTTTCGACCCCGACACGCTCACACCGCGAAAAGATCAGGACGGCGTCCGTATTGTAGTCCGCTTTGATCGGCGAGCGGTATCCAACTCCGTAGAGTACGAAGTCTTTGACCGCATCAAACCGCAGCGGCGCCGAAATCCGGTATTCGACCGCCGCCGGCGGAAGGAAGACTCGCTGCGCCCCGTCTGCAATCTTCGCGGTGATGTATCCCATCAATCCCGCCCGGTCATCCGCGACGCCGTTTCCGCTTACGTTGTAAAACGGCGGGATCGTGCCGGCAGCGTCTCGCACATTGTCGACCAGCGTGTCATGGTCGTATGCAGTAAAATATCGCGCGACGCGGGCGCCGATACTCCAAGACTTGGCTGCGCCCTGGAATCCGCGTGTCACGCCCGTCAGCTTATTCCCGGTCTTCCCGGTATACAAAACGACTTCCGCCGTCTCATCGCTGCCGATCGTCGCCACATTCGGCGCGTCCGGCAACTTACTCGCATCCAACAACGTAATTTCTTTCGCCGAAATTGTAGCCGCTACGCCCAGTTCGGTACCCGGCGAGCTGATCTGTGCCGGGTACATCGGTTTCTGCACCATGGGGTCCCCCTTACTGTCCGAAACGGACGACGATACTATCTTTGTACATTTTTACTTTGTCGTTGGCCAAAAAGGTTTTGGCGTTATCGAGCGGCCGCGAAAACAGCAAGTTCCCGCCTGTTTTTGCCGTGCGCAGCCCGATATGAGTGATCAGTCCGACATCGCCTGTGAAAATGGGAAATTCAATGTCCGCTGTATTTTTGGTCGTTTGTTTGCCGTTCTCGACGGCGGCTGCCGTAAAAGCTACCACCTGCCGCTCGTACCCGTTCCCTGCAACTTCTTGCCCGGTATCGGCCGCGGTTGGGTCCGACTTGTAGAGCGCTACATAGCACCCCGCTGGCGGCGAGAAGGCCACGCCGCGCAGCATCGAATTGAGCACCTGCGCAGACAGCCAGTTCGAAATTTGCATTGCCATCGTTCAATCACTCCCTGATATATTCGTTTTTGAAGGTCAGCCCGCGGATCGTGTTCGTCCCGATATTCGTCAGCACAATCACCGGCTGCGCGCCGACGTCGGAATCGGACTCAACCGGGATGGTCCGCGGCGACTCGGTGATCGTCAGCTCTTTGATACGTTCCGGCGCGCGCGGGAATGGATCGTGCATTTTGACCGGGATCGTTACCATGCCGTCGAACAGCAGCTTCTCGATGTCCATCGTGCCGGCGTACCGGCCGTGATAGGTCCGGTCCGGCAGATCATCGAAGGTGAAGGCGATGTCGCCCCTTTTTGCATTAAAAAGAGCCGCCACTTGGGCGACTCTGCGGTGATAATCGAGTGTCGTATCTTCGGCCATAACCACGCATTCCAGGTTGATGACCCGAGGCCCGTAGTCGCTGCCAAAGTCGATCTCCCCATCCCGCCCGGCAAGCTGCACGTTGTAATCGCGCGTCGGCGGGAGGACCGGAATATTGTGCTTGATCAAGCCGAGGCCGATCGAGCGGAAGCTGACGCCGTTTGCGGTCGCGTCGATCATCCTTTTCTCCCCCTCACGCTTTGGCGGCGCATAAAGTTTTCCTCTTCGGTCCAGTATGCCGTTACGTCCGCCTGGTCCTGCAGGATGGTATCGCCGCGGTTCAGGTAAACCCGGTTATCGATCGAAGTCGTGTTATTGTTTGTCGTCGCCGGCGTGAAGCTCGGCATCGAAAAGTCGATCTTCGGCAGGCTCATGTTCAGCAGCTTCATCAGGTTCTGCTGCTGCGGATCGTTCAGGAAGATTTCGCCTGCGTGCGCGATGACCGGCACCGCTGCGCCGCGCATGCCCTGAACGACGCCGCCCTCGCTGAACTGCTGGATCTTGCCCGTATCCTTGCCGAGTCCATACTTCTTCCGGAGCGCTTCATTCTGCGCAGCCAGCGTCTTCATCGCCGCCGCGTCGCCGCGCGCCTTTGCCAAATCCCAAGCCTCTTTGTTGGCGTTGTACGTATACAGGTCCAACGCCTTCGTGTCCGACTGCTGCTTGGATGCGGTTCCAGGCGCCAGCGGCACGCCCGAAACGTCCACGTCGGCCGCGAGCGTCTGCGCCGCGGCGATCTGATCCATTCGGGCTTGATAGTCCACCACGAACTGATCCAACTGCGCGATGATCGTCGCGTTCTTTTCGGCTTCCTTGAGGACCTGAATGGTTTTCAGATTCTCAGCGGACAACTCCGTCGCGGAAGAAAACTCATCGTAAGCCGTCGTCAGGCTCTCGTAATGGTCTTTGGCCGCCTGCATTTTGTCATCGAAGCCTTTCTCCTGCGTTTCCTTCTCGGTTTGCAAGGCGGTCTTCTGGTCCTCGATCGCTTGGCGGGCCAGCTTGCGGCCATGATCGCGGTCCATGTCCTCGATTTCCTTCTCGACCTGTTTGCGCTCGGCGATCCCTTCCGGGCTGACGGCTGATTGCAGCAGCTGGAGACGGGCGACCTTCTCTGCCCGCTGACGCTCGTAATCGGCCTCGTCGTTGTTCCGTTCCATCGCCTGCAGTACATCGTCCAGCGCCTTGATTTTAGCTTCCTGTGCGGCTGTGAACGCGTCCTTCTCCGCCTGGATGCTTTTGATCTCCGCGTCGCGAGCGGCATCGAGTGCCTTTTTCTGTTTGGCTGCCGCTTCGGTTACTGCTTTCGTCGCTTCCTCGGTGAGTCGCTTTTTCAGGTCATAGACCTTTTCGTCCGCGCTCATTCGTTCGTCGCTGCCATCCAAGTAGGCGGCTTGGAGCTTTTGATACTCGACCAGCTCCTGCGCCGTCGTCAACTGCCCCATCGCTTTCGCGTGATTGATCCGTTTTTCGGCAGCCGAATAGTATTCCTTGTCCAGCTCTTCGCGAGACTTGTAAATGTTCTGTTCCAGTTCCCACTGCTGCGCCGCCGAGCGGGTCTTATCCGCTTGCATACGCAAATAAGCGTTCAGTTCCATTTTCAGAACGGACACTTTATCTTTGCCGACCATCTCCATCCGGACTGCTTCTTTCGCGATCCAGTTCTCTGAGTGGTCGTAACGGGCTTCGGTGAGATTTTTCGCCGTATCCTGGTACTTCTTTTCGGATTCCGCGCGCTGATCCGCCGTAAGCGCCTTATTCTTTCGCAAGCGATTGTACCCTTCTGCCTGCATTTGGAGAATTTCTGCTTCCGACTTACCCTGCCGCTGCATCCGCTCGGACTGCTTGTCGATCCACTCGTTCGAGTGTTCAAACTGTGCTTCCCCGAGCTTTTTCGAAGCCTCGTAATACTTCTCGTCCGATTCTGCCCGCTGTTCTGCTGTCAGCGTCTGGCTTTTCCGCATACGATCGTATGCAGATACTTGCATCTGGAGGATGGTTGCTTCGGACTTCCCTTGCCGCTCCATCTTTTTGGCCTGATTGTCGATGAATTCATTCGAAGTTTGGAATTGGATCTCGGTCGATCGCTGCGTCAGGTCATAGACCTGTTTGGTCGCCTCCGCGCGCTGCTCTTCAGTCAGGGACGTGTTCTTGAGCTGGTCTTGGTAAAAGCGCAGCTGCTCTTTAACCCGCTCGGCCTCGCCGCGTCCCTGCTGCCGCATCCGCTCGACTTTGGCTTCCATGCTGGCGACCGAAGCTTCCCATTGGTCGCTGGCATATTGCTCCTGCATGCCGCCCTTGTCGGACTGTATATCGCCGATTTTTTCCGTCAGCGAGCGGCGCTTGTTGATCAGCTCGTCCGATTTGAGTCCGGATTTATCGATCAGTTGCCGCTGCTCTTGATAGATTTTCTGAATCTCCGTCTTGAGCTTGATCTGCCGATCCAACTCCGCTTTATACTCGGCTGAATCTTTCCGCATGCCTTCTTGCCGCTGTTCGGACTGTTTGAGTAGCAGCTCTTTGTCGGCAATATCCATATCTTTCATGCCGAGTTTGGCTTCAAGCTTCTGCACATCGACGTCGTACAGCTTATCGCTGATCTGAAGCAGTTCGGCGTCCGCGCCCTTTTGAGCGTCAGCCAGCTCTTTTTGCGTCGGGGCTTTGGTGGTAACGGTCTGCGGCGAATACTTGGCGGCAATGTCGTCCACGTAGCTGACGGTGCCATAGCGTTTGCCTTTCCCGTACTTTTGGGAATAAGCAATCATGTCCGCTTTGTTGTATCCGCCCGTTTCCTTGAACCAATCGATGATGCCTTCGCCCATGTTGTAGCCGCCCAGGGCCATCTTCCAGTCGCCGCCGGCTTTGTCCAGCAGATCGGCCAGCATTTTCGTGCCTGCACTGATGCTTTCCGCTACCGTAGCGTTATTCTTGCCGTTGACCTGCATCACGTTCGTAATTCCGTTCGCTCCGAAGCTGGACTCCTGTTGAATCACCGCGGCGATCAGGAACGGATCTACGCCATATTTGGCCGCGGCGCCATTGATCGTATCTTGGTACTTCCCTGTGTACCCGCCTGCAGATCCGGAATAACTTGCCGCACTCGACGTCGTAGCCGAAGCAGTCGAAGCGCTCATGTTCGCGACGGCAGGGAAGCGGACGGCTCCGTCATATTTGCCAGACCAGTACGAATTGCTCATGCTCTGCGTCGAGAGGCCGCTTTCCTCACCGATATGGAAGAATTTTCCGTCGCCTTTATAAATGCCGACGTGCGAGTGGTCGCGTCCCGTCGTATTGAAGAAGACCAGGTCGCCTGCTTGTAGCGCATCCGTTTTGATGTTCAATTTCTGACCTTTGGCGTACTGGTCTGTCGTCGTTCGTCCGACATCGATTCCCAAAAATTCTTTGTACGTTTTCTGGACGAGCTGCGAGCAGTCAGCAACCGCGTTCTTCAAAAATTGATCGAAGGACGATGCCGCCTTGCCGCCGTATACGTATTTGAACGAATCTTCGTACCCCGCCATCGTATTGAACAGATTGTTCAGGCCAGTCGTTCCAGCGCCGCCTGCGCCGCCGCCCGTCGACTCTGTCTTGATGGGCACGAGCTGCGAGGGGTCGGCGTATCCGGCTTCGTACAGCGTTTGCCGCTCCAGCAATGCTTGCCGCTCCTGCTCCAGCAGATCCAAATTTTCTTGCGACGATTTAGCGACACGTTTCTTTGCCGAATCCAGCTTGTCGAGCGACTTCGTATTGCCTTCAATCGTCTTCATGAGATCGGTCATGATCTCGTTCGTTTCTTTGTTCGTTTTGTTCGCGTCTTTAGAGGCCTTGTCGTTTTCCTCGACGCCGTATGTGTTGTCGTTGAGCAGCTTCGTCATGGCGTCAATTTGATTACTGCTCAACTGCAGCTCGCCGGCATATTGATTGATCACGCTTTTAACTTGGGAAAGTCCATCCGCTTGCACGTCCATGCTGCGCTGCATTTGGTTTTGTAGGACGGTAAATGGAGCAAACCCAGATCCGACCAGACTTTCGGCGGCTCCTTTGGCAAAGTCCGTCATTCGTTTCTGTTCGTCCACCTGTTTTTGTTCCAGTTCAGCAAGTTTTTGCCTCGCTTCAGCGAAGGTCGAAATCGCGGCAAACTCCTGCTGGTACACGTCGATCCGTCTTAAAGATTGCAAGACAGTATCTCGGGTTGTGTCTCGCTCCGCTTTCAAGTCGCTGATGGCCTTTTGGATCTTTATATCCCGCAGCTTCTCCAGCACGTCGCCTTCGAATGTCCAGCCATCCGTTGTTTTCCGGATTTCCGAAGCCAGTTGCGGATATTTCATGATCAGATCGGCAGCAGCCTGCGCGTTGAAGGATTGATTCTTCGAAACCATTGCTGAGGCCTGATTGAGTTCCGCGACGGCCGAGGTATTGTCCTTGATCGACTGCTGCAATGCGCGCGTCTGCTCTTCCACTTCCTCGGCGACCTGTTCCATCGTATCAGCGACTTTGCCGGATGCGCCGCTGAGCGCATCCATCTCCTGCTGAGCATTGAGCGCTTCAAGTGAGGTTTGGCTAAACTGAACATCCAAATCCGCCATAGAGGAATTCAGCTTGCTGTTTTCCGTTCGCAGAGACTCCATTTTCATCTGGAGTTCTTCCGCCAGGCTTGCATCTGTACGTCCTGCAAATATTTTGACTTCCTTACCTTCAAGCGCAGCCAGCTGTTCTTCGACGTTTTTGAGTTGAGCGACATTTTCTTTCAGTTGCTCTTCAAATTCCGATTTCTGACCGGTTATTGAAACCTTTCGCATTTCCATCTGTTTGAAGATCAGCTGATTTAAATTGTCGAGCTGCTGCTTTGTAGCCTGCTCGGTGTATCCAGCTGCCTCAAGCTGCGCGGCGCCTTCTTTTCCCAGCGTCATAGCCAAGGCTTGCGAAATTTGATCGAGTTGCCGTTTCGTTTGAACCTGTTTGCTCGACGAGAGCGTGCCGCTTTCCATCATCTTCGACAAGGAATTATGAGCTTGAACGAGTTTAGGCAGCAGTTCCGTTTGCCGCTGGTATTGACTGATGATCTGCTGACTGGCCGAGTCTTGGTCCTTCAAGGCTTCTTGCCGCTCGCGCGTTGCCTTTTCGGCATCGCCACTTTTGAAGGCGTACAGCGCGACGGCGCCGATCAGCAGAGACAGCCCCGCTGTCGCCGCGGCTGTCGTAACCGTAGCCAGCGCCTGCGCACGCGTCAGCGCGCCGGTAGCGGCTGTGGCCGCTGTGGTAGCCGCCGCATTCGCGCCGCGGGCCGCCGTCTGTTCGACGGTCGAGACCACAACGCCGTTGCCGGACACAATATTCACGGCGTTCGCCGCCGTATTGGCGCCGGTGGCCGTTGTGCTGGCTGCTGTCGCCGCGGTATCCGCCACTTTCGCCGCCATCAGCACTTTTGTCGCGGCCATGACGGCCATGATCGGCCCGGAAAGTGCTTTGTACGCCATGAAGAGCCCGGCAAGCCCTGCGGACGCCGCAAATACGCCGGTCGGAATTCTCGTCAACCCGATCAGCAGCTGGTCAATGCCATCCAGCACGTCTTTGATCATCTGGCGGAGTCCGTCTTCGCCGGCCGTATTGAAGATTTCGAGCAGCGACGTTTTGGTCTGCGCCGCCTTCCGGCTGATCGTATCCATCTGCACCGTCAGGTATTGCATCGTAGAGCCTGTCGAACCGATCGAGGCGGCTGTGCCCAGAAGGATGTCTCCGGCGTTCAAGGAAGCGGCCAGCTTGGCGTATTGGTATACGCCGCGGGAGATGTCCGCATACGACTTTGTCAGGTCATAGTTTTTGTCCGTGACCTGGATGGAAAGGTCGAGCAGAATATCTTCCGCTTTCCGCCATTGTTCGACGCCGTCGACCACTTCTTTCGTCTTGACGCCGAGACGTTCGATTTCATTGACTGCTTTGTCCGTCCGAATTGTACCGAGTACCGTTTTCCACATGTTACCGAGGTTCTCCCCGGACAGCGCCGTATTCCGGATACCGGCAGAGATCAAGCCGTTCATGAAGTCGAAGCCGACGCCGGTTTCCGCGGCGATCTTACCGGTCCGCTGGAAGGCGGCGCCGAGATCCCGCGCGGGCGCCATCGTATCGTGCGCGACCTTAGACCAGGAATCGAGTACGCGGTTGCCGATCACCATCGCATCATTCGCGCTATGGATGTGAACGCCATACTGCGACATGACCGATTCCATCGATTTGGTTGCATCTTCAAGCGCAACCATATCCACGGTTGAGAGCTTGGTCGACTGCCGGACGAGTTCCTGCACGACGTTGACGTCTTTATACATCCGGCCCCATAGGCGCGCAGACTCCGTTACGTCCATGATGTTCGATCCAAGTTCGTGGGCGGTCTGAATAAACTTTTGCGTTTCCGCATTGAGTTTATTCGTATCCATCGTCATATGGTTCGTTCCCTCTTCAAAATGAACGAAGTAATGCTCATTGGTTTGCACGTAGCCAGCCATATTCGATTCAATGTCGACCAGACCTTCGCGCATCGCCTGCGTGGCCTCGTGCAGGGCACGATAGATCGTGTGGAAAACGACCGCATGCGTCGCCATATCCGAAAGCCGGCCGATCCAGCTCTTGGACATGGCATCCATCGTCGAGCCCATCTGACGCGCCTGCTGCTCGGTCTGAGCAAGGGCGTTCCGGATCCGCTGCTCTTCCTGCAGGACCTTCTCCCGCGTGGCCGCTTCCTTCTGCTCCCGCGTGCGGAGCGCATTGATCCAGAATTTCTCGTAGTTCTGCGCCGCCTGCTGTTGCCGGGCAGCGGTCTGCTGGATGTTCTGCTCGATCGCACGCCGAACCTTCTGCTCTTCCTGCAGGACACGCTCTCGCGCTGCGATGTCGCTTCCGGTACCGGTCGATCGCGCCGCCTGCTGACCGGTCGTAACCGTGCGATTTTGAAGAATCTGCATCCGCTGCTGATGTTCGCGTTCCTGCTGCTCAATCTGCTGCTGACGCCGCTGTACGATCGCCTGCTGCGCTTGCATCTTCTGTTCCGTCAGCCGGTTCACCTGATCGAACTGCTGCGTGCGGGCGGTAAGGAGAGCGGCTTGAGCGGTCCGCTGCTGCACGAGAGCGTTCGACTCGGCCATGATCTTGGCTCGTCGCTGATCGGAAGTCAAAGCGATCTTGTCCATAGCGGCCGCCATCGCCTTGTACGACTTCTCCGCCGCGGCCAGATGTCCATTCAGCACTTTGAATGAATCGGCGTTGCCGCGCGCCCCGGTATCGATCACCTTGAACGACTGCAGGATCTTGCTGGTGTCCAGGTTGATCCGGGCGCCTACCACGTCCCGGCCCATTGATGCGTCTGGCATTACGTTTTCCCTCCTCCCTGCGCTGGGTAGAATCCGAAGTCAGACAAGAATTTCGCCTTTTTGGGCTTCTTGTTTTCTACATTTCCACCATGCAGCACGATTTCGAATTCTCGGGACTGACGCCGCTCCTTCATGAGAGCACGAACTTTGGGGATCGTCACATTCGGCCACTCGCTGTCCGAGATGCCATTAGCTATGCACAAGGCCCAAAGCCCCATCCAGTCCGTACCGGGCGGCTTGTATTCGCCAGCTCCTTCCTCGTTCTCGTCCTCATCGTCATCCGGCTCTTCCGGATCTGGTGGGAACGATTCCTTATAGAAATCGATCGAGGACCTTATCCAGCTCCTCGAGCCCGTTCATGTCGATAGCTTCGTACTCCGCATCCGACAATCCGTCGACGAGAATCAGATTGAACATGTCACGGTAAGCCGCTTCGATCGCTGGGAAGTCGACGGGTGGGTACTCTTCGCCCTGAATCATTTGCACTTCCATCTTCGGGCGGCCAACTGCAAACGAAAAACGCATGCCTTGCGCTCCCGCGGCCTTACTCCGTACTTGGCGCAGCAGACCGATTGTGCCGATCTTGATTCTTTTCTGGATGCCGGTAGGGAATTCTTCGGATTCAGCAGCCAGTACGACTTCACTACCGATATTCAGCGATTGGTCAAGCGATTGGTCATCGGCTTGTTCTTGTACTTGATCTTTCAATTCATTCATGTGGATGCTCCTTTGATCTATATGGGATTTGAAATAGAAATCCCCGCCGGCATAGGCGGGGATCAGGATTGATGCAGCAGCTCGATTAGATGCCGAATTTGATTGTCATTGCATGACCTTCCGGGTTGTCCGACGTACGATCCGGCTCCATGACCTGGACGTCCATGGTTGTGACGTTCGCTTTCTTCCGCTCCTGCGAAATATCCAGCGTGCCGCCACCGAGTGCTTTGTAGATCGTCAGCTGAACAGGCACTTTTTTGCCGGTCTTGTCGTCGATCAGTTCGAAGCGGTGTGTCAGTTTGAACGGGGTCGGGCGGCGCGTCCCATCGAAGGCTGTTTCGACGCCGGCTTTGGTCCAGTTGAACGTCACGAAGATTTCTTTGCCTTTGTTGGCTTCCGAAGAATTGATCTTACCATCGGCTGTAATGGTGTACTGCTCGTCTGTAGGCGCCGTAGCTACGCGTTTCAGCGCTTTGAGTTCATCCGTAACCGGATCTTTCAGGTACACTTCGTCACTATCGGCTACGAATTCACCTTCGTACTTGGCCGAGTCTTTTACGGTGTAGCCGTTTGCCCCCAGCAGTCCGTATTCATTGCCCTCAAACAGCACATTTTCACTACGCGTGGTTGTTCCGCCCTGCGACATGTCTGCGATCGCCGGGGAATACCGCGGCACTTCGACAGTGACCTTGTCCTGCAGGTCTCCGGCCGTGTAGTGAAAAGCGTATCCGCTGTCCCCACCCATTACGCCCTGCCAGTCGAATTGCAACTGCAGACCGACTTTCGTGACCTTGTCTTCGACGTACTTTAACTTTCCATCCAGCTCGCGTGCGACGATCGTACCCACGCCGTCAATGACCAGTGGTCTCATGCTTGTCATGTTTGTATTTCCTCCTCGTATGGTTGACGCTTAAACGAGCTCCCAGAGCTGCGCGTCGATTTCGTTCAAGCGTGCGTATTCCTTCGTTTCCCGATAGCCTTCAACCGGCGTTTCGCCATCCAACAGGCCCAACTTCTTCGCCAGGCGGATCTTTTCTTTGATCAGCTTCTCCAGCTCAATTTCTTCTGCCGGCTGCTCTTCTTTTTTTTCTGTCATGCCGTTCACCTCGCTTCCTCAGTTCATCCGAAGATAGTCCACGTCGTAAAACGCACGGAATATCTTGACGTCCTTGATCCCGGTCGCGGCGTCCGTGTCGTAAGCCAGAACGCACAAAAAAGAAGCGAACCCCGGGGAAGAGATTCGCTTGTCGTGCAGTACCTGGAACGCCCTCTCACCAAACGCCCGCGCTGCGGCGGCGCTCTTGGCGTAAAAATCGAGCGTGAATTTCCCCTCGTACACGAGCGGGTTCGGACCGAAGCGGCCCGCCTGCGTGTATTGGCAGACATGTGGCATCGTCGCCGCGGATATGACGATGTCGGGCTCCATGCCTTTGGTAAATCGAGCAGTCATTTGCTCGCCCGTCGCCGCGGGAGTGAGGCCGAGCAGCTGCATGAACTCGGTATCGGCCTTGAGCGCGTTCTGTACGGCGTCAATCAGCGTCGTCATGGCTTCCCCTCCCGGAAATACTCGTGATAGGGGAAAGCCTCCACAACGCGCTGCAGGGACGCCAGAATGCGGCCTCTATTGCTTTGCAAGGCGATCCGCAGGAAGAAGGTCGGCGGGGTCGGCCCAAACGCAGGGTCGATCTCTCCCTGCGCCGCCAGCTCCTCCAGATTTACGCCTGCGCGGCCGCCGCCGGACTTCCGCTCGACACCATCGATCCCGCGATAGGTGCCTTTGATCCGCCCGACTATCGCCCGGCTGCTCCGATCCCGCAGGCCGTTCCACTCGCTGGACGACATGTACCGAACCAAACCGGGGTTCAGGTCCGGGCCGGCCATCAGGGAGCCTTTGCCGAACTGCTCAAGCCAAGCCTGCCAAAACGTCGTCGACACGACGCCATTGACGCTTTGACCGGCCAGCACGAAAAGCTGCTCCTGCAGTTGCGCAGCGACGTCCGGGTAATACCGGATGTTTCCCCGCGCACTGTTGAGGACCAGCTTCGTCAGTTCGACGACTTCGGCAGCCAAGCGGCGGGTCAGCGCGGCCTCGGCGCCCTGGTAGTCGTATCCGTTCAGCATGCCGGTAATCATCGGTGATCCTCCGTGAGCTGCACGTACAGTGCGCCCGGATACTTGTAGCTATCCACGACAGCGACCTCGAATGATTGCCCCTCAAACACGATCCGCGCCGGACGACCGCCGTCTTTCGGCCGCGGAACCTCCGTGTTGATCGGAACCTGAAGAACGTGTGTTGTTGTCGCCAGCAGTCCGGGATCACGCTGCCGCATGTCGCCGCTTACGAGCCGGATGAAGCCCGGCGTCTCCACGATCGTGACGAAATCTTCGCCGATCGGGTTGTCGTTGCTGTCGTATTGCTTTTTCAGACGTTGCACGGCCGCCGTGCCGTTGCTCTCGACCATGATCGTTGTCTTGTCTCGGCTCGTGTTGAGGCGAAGAGAAAGGACGATCAGCGGTGCCAGCCGATCTAACCGGACAAGATCGCCCGGCTCAACGATGGACTTCGGAGTGAATAACCCTTTGTAGGCATGCTCGTGATCAGCGGGATTCACTGAGTCTTTATTCCGCGTCAACACAACCCTTTCGGGCTGGCCGCGGATTTCGCATGGCTCTTGACGATATGCAAAATCGCTGAACATCAACGCTGCCACCTTTCTTTTGCACGGGTCGGCCCGGCGATGTGCATCGTCGGCGCCGTCAGTCCTCCGCTTGTTTGGGTTGAAATCAGTCCGATGAGGCCGTCAGCTTCCGCCTGCAAAGCCGCACCCATCGCGGCCCAATCTACCGTTTGCTTGGTATACGAAAAGTCGAAGTCCTTCATCGACTGCTTGAGTCGGCCGGACAGCGATGGAGCGAGCATGGCGGCCACCGCACAGATCGCAGCGCCGTACAGATAGATTTGATCATCGCCGATCAGCTCCGCATAATTTGGAACGGTCCGGATCAGCCGCGCCTCCGCAATCGGAAGCACAGAAAAGGAGTCGATCTGAGTGTCCGGCACTTCGCCTTCGCTTACACCCAATCGACTCCTGATTTCTTCGTGATACGTGTCGGTCGTGAGGATCTTATTTGGCATCCCCATCACCGCCAGCAGCCTCAATCGCAGCATGCAGTTCGTCGGCGCTCATCGCGACGTAGCCCTTGATCTTGAGCTCTTTGGCTTTGGCTTTCAGGACATCCAAATCTTCACCGGTCTGCCCGGCGGGCGGCTTGCTGAGTTCATCAACTTGCGCGCGAAGCGCTTCTTCACGCTGTTGCGACTCGGCGAGCGCTTTGCGCGTTTTGTCGAGTTCGAATTGCAGCCTCTCTGTATCCGCGACATCTTCCGAACCCCCGCCGACCATCTCTGCAAGCAGTTGACCGCTCGCAGCATTCCTTGTCTTGCTGATGGCAATCTCGACAAGTCCATCTGGAGCGTTACGAACTACGTCGCCCGCATTGTAGTCGCCGACACCATCCACCAGCACTTTGACTGTTTTCATGGCGAAACCCTCCTTACGCCACAGTGGCGATGATATGTCGGTTGACGTATTTGAGACGCGGCAGCACGGTAGCTCCGCTGATGACCTGCCATTGGTCCGGATCTCCGAGAATCAGTTTCGGCAGCGCGAACTTACCTACGTGACCATGGAAGATGTCTTCGTAGTTGTTGGGGCTGGTTACCAGATCAATGATCGAACCCGTCATGCCTTCGCCCAGAATGATTACTGCGTTATCCGGGATGAACGGGAAGAAGTTACCGGTGTCGTCGATGTATCCGCCGTCGTAGACTTCGTATTCCAGACCGTTCAGCTCTTGGTCTACGATCGCCGCCAGCGATTCTGCAGTCACGACTTCTTTGCCCAGTGACATCTTGATCAGCTCGCGAATCTTCGCGTTCTGCTTGATCAGGATATCGACCTTTTTGTTGACAATAATGCGCTTTGCTCTTGCACCGCTCCCGCGGAACAGCAACACCCATTTGTCGATGTCGGCCAGTACGTCTGCCGTAGCCGTGTTGCTCCAGAGAACTGCAGCCGTCGGTTTATTGGCGGCAGGAACCCCGTAATCGATCGTTCGCGCGGGCATATTCAGCGTCTTAGGGATCACCAGACTGCCGGTAAGGCTCTGCCAACGCATCCATTCGAAGCGGGTTTCCAGACGTTGATTCAAGCCGACCATACGTTCGACCATGTAATCTTCGGCCCACATACGTTGCAAGTCCGTTCCGGGCTTGCGCAGAATCGCCATTTTTTCGCGATCGATGACTTCTTTCTCTCTCCACTCTTGGTTCGTAAAATCCATTTGCTTCACAACCGGCGGGTTGTGGATTGGCGAAGGGTCGTTCAGGTTCGTCGGAGGCGTCATGCCAGTATCGTCATACGTTACGTCGTATTTGATAGACATGCCGAGTTCCGGCTTCAGATCGACGCCGTTGGTGAGCAGCTGCGCCCCCCGGAAGCTGGTGATATCTGTCCGAATATTTTGAACCACTTCGGTCAGGAATTGCGGATCGAGTACGTTTGCCATGTTTTCATTATCCCCCTTACATGAAGTAGCAAAGCTTCAGCGCCGTCTTGGCCGCCTCGTCAATGCCCGTCAGTTTCGATTCTTCAAAGATGCCGGCGATCCAAGCGGATGCGCCGATGTCGGCATAGTCTGTATCCTTATCGTTATCGAGGATGCAGACGGCCTTTTGCGTGCCGTCGGTAGCGGAAGGCTTATAAGCGAGGAATTTTCCTTTATCTTCGCCTTCAGCAGTAACTCTGCCGAGCACCTGACCTTTTTTCAGAACGCCCTGTCCCTTTTTCAGCAGTACGCCGCCAGGGATTTTCGCTTGCAGGTCCGTGGAAGCCAGGACTTCCGTAAACGACTGGACACGCTCTACGCCCGGGCCCGGAACGCCGTAATATGGCTTATCGCTCATGTTATTTGTCCTCCTTCATCAGATTGCCGCGGCCGGTTCTTTGGAGAGCACCACGGGCTTCTTGTTTAGCGAGTGCCTTTGCGGCTGCTGCTTGTTCTTCCGGCGTTTGTTGTGCGTCTGCTTGCGGGTTACCAGGTGCTCCAGCGCCCGCCAGTCCCGCTGGAACCTCCAAGTTTTCACCTTGCGTTTGGCGTCCGCCGCCTCCAAGCGCTGCCTGCGCTTGCTTCTCATAGCTCGAACCGATTTTTTCAATCTGTTCAACCGAAAGTGCCGAGAAAGAAAGTTTCATCGTGTCGACATCAAATGCTTCGCCCAACGCGCGAACACCGGCACCGCAAGCTTGGTCGATCAGTTTTTCTTTATAAGTTTCGCCATCGGCTGCTTTCGCTGTCAGGCTTTTCAGATGTGCCATAACGTCTGCGTCTTCCGCCAGACCGAGTTGATCGCGGATGCGGCCCAGTTGATTCTTCGCGGCTGCAAGCGCCGCCGCTTGTTTCTGTTGTTCTTCAGATGTCACGGTAGAGTCATCTCCTTTGTCCAGCGTATTCGCCGGCTCTTCTTTGGTTTGCGGGGTTTGATGCTTTGGAATGAAAGCAGATAGTCCGCCTTTATTGCTGAAAAAATAAAAGACGCGTTCGTCGCCATCCAGCGACTTCGCATCCAGTGGGAGCGGATCGTATTGGTCGATGTTCTGCGTCTCTGCTTGTTCCTCCCCTTGGAGGGAGAGTGCAGCTCGAGCGACGCCAGCACCTTCGTACCCGCCGTCGAATACCAGCGAGTTTTCCATCAGATAGCCATCGTCCGCCAGCACCAAGCATTCCTTGCCGTCATAGCTTTGGCCGCGAACGTGTTGGCATTCGGAACCGCCGTAGTAATTTCCGCCGCAGATGCTGCAAGTATGCTTTGTGCTGACGAATCCGGCCGACGTATCGAAGATGGTTCCAGAGTCGATGCCGAGCGCGATTTGATCCGTCGAGATCCCGGCAATCTCCTGCCCTTTCGCCATATAATGGTCGCCGTACAGCTCCATCTCGCCGTTTTCTTCGACGATGCGGCCGTCAAACGTCCGCCCATATGGGAATGATAGGGCTTCCCACTTCATCCACGGATGGTCGATCAGCAGCGCGACACCTTCTCGTACCTGATCCAGCATTTTGCGCAGAAAGTTCGGCGTGATCTTCATTTTATATTTCTCAATCCGCTTGGTTCCGATGATTTTTGCCTGAAACACGTGGGCTTTATCTTCGGTCAGCGGGACCAGTGCCAGCTGATTGATCTTGGTCAATTGTTCTGGTGTTGGATTTGCCATTTGTCCTATTCACCTCCTTCCTCGGTTTGATTTACCGTAGCAGGCGGAGCGGCGCTTTTTGCGGTAAGCTCCGGCAGCAGCTCGGCTGGTACCTTTGGGTTGAGCCCGAACGTCCAACGGATTTCCTCAGCCGCTTCGAGCGGCGTGATATACTTCTCCCGCTCCAGTGCCGTGAAATTGTCCAATTTCGCTTTCCGGTCCTTTTCCACTTCATTTTCCGAACGCAGGTCAATCGGCAGGTAATCGACTTCGACCCTGATCTGCGCGCCGCGCACCCGCGCGCACAACGAAAAAGCCCGCTGCCAGAAGCGTTTGGTTACGCTCCGCGCGGACTCCACGTTTTTGATATAGATTTTCGTGTCGATCGAACTGTACGACTCTGTCGATCCCTGATGCCGAGAAAGCATGGTCAGCAGCGTCTTCAAGCCGGTCGCCATCTGCGTATCGATGATATCGATCAGCTTTTTCACATCGATCATCGGCCCGCTGTTACCGCCTTGCAGGTATCCGATCTTCACGCTGTCCCAATGGATGAGAGAATCGTCGGGGTTGAGCGAACTGAAATGCTGCTCAAACTCTTCGAGGCGTTCTTTCAGGAACTGCGACTGCTTTTGCGGATCGTTTTTGATATTGTTCGGCATGTTCTTGATCAGGACTTCTTCCAACATGGAGATGTCCAAGCGCGGATAGCCCTGGTTGTGTACGACCGCTTTCAGATCCTGCAAAACCTGCATGTGGAAGAAAACAACCTGAAGTACCGGCAGCATCGGGGTCCGGCCATACGGATCATCGACCATCGGATCGAATTCTTCGTAAATGAACGTCGGCGTATCGATCTTTTTGTAGTTCCCGAACCACTCTTCTCCCACAAGCGGGAGCGGATTTCGGACGTATTGCCATGGAACCAGCCGCCCGGTACCCGCTTCCCGGCGGAACCAGATCGTCGAAGGGTCGACCGGCACGATGTCGACGACGTCCGTACACCGGTCGTTCAGCACGACTTCGCCAGCGCATGCCCCGCGGACCATGATCATCATCCGCTGGATGGTGTCCAGTTTGTCAAGCGAGCGGCCGTGCTGGTAGCCGGGCGACGGCAGCGGCGTGTTGAGCATCGCTTTCAATTCGTCCAGCAGCTTTTGGCCGCGCTTATCTGCATCTCCGTCGGCCTTCTTCGCCGTCAGTGTCAGTGGCGTGTCGCCCATGCGCAGATAGTTGTAAAGCGCAAACGAAACGTCTGGATGCGTGGAGATCAGCAGTTCCAGCAGTTCGTCGGCCGTATAGTTTTGCAGCTTGGTCATGTCGATTTCATGGGCGCGCTGATATTTCCGCGGCAACCAATCGAACATCCCCCAGGAATGTGACGCGTTTCGCGCGGACGTCATGCGCCCGGCACCCATCATTTGCCGCTTTACGGAAGCCGGCAGCACCGCATTCGCTAGCGCGTAAGCGGCGCGTTCATACCATTTCAAGTTCTCACCCCCTTCCGTGCCGCTGATTCGATCAGGAGCGACGTTTCATAGCCACCCCGCCGATCGACGGCAGCATGACGCGTTCTTCCGCTTCGACCAGATAGTCACCGAACGTCAAAACGAACGCGTCCGCGCGGTCTGGAGACGGCACGCCGCGCTTTTTCATATCCTTTTTGCTTTCCAGGTTGATCTTGCCTTTGGATGTCATGCTCCATTTACGCGTCGTGAGCTGCGCAATCAGCTTTTCGTCCTCGGGAAGTGCAAAAGGCGGGATCTCTCCGTCGATGAAATCGGTCATATTCTGTTCAAGCAGCGTTTTGACTGCGCCCCACATCTCCGTGCCCAAATTGGCATAGTGTTCGTCCAGCGTCTTACCGTTGTTGTTGATCGGCACGACTTCCCAGTCCAGTCCCTCTTCGATGATGATTTCGTTCAGGCGATCCGTCACGCCGCCCCCGACGCCCGTGTCATCTACGCGGATGATTATGCGATCGATCTCGTATCCTTCGTCCAAAACGCCGCGAACGGTGCTGATCACCCAGCCGGCCGTTACCATCGTGTCCTGCTTGTGATGGTGACGCTGGCCTACAAGCTTATGCCCGATTGCCGCGTAAATGGACGTTTCGTCGTCACCGAAGCGGGCGACGTCGCACCCGACGGTCAGTGTGGTGCCGGTCACCTCGGCTCGCCCGTGCTCCGAAGCGAACTCCGCCGCTTCGAGCGCGATGAACGAATCCGACTCACCGCGCGGGAACTCGCCCTCGACGCGAACCCGATAAACGTCGCTGCCCTCACCGTATTTCCGCTTGAGCATCGCAATATTTTCTTTGCTGGTCCGCGGGCTGTCCAGACAGGAAACCTTTCGCGTCCGGTAATCGGCCCGGTCTTTGTTATGGGAATCGAAGAACACGCCGGACGTACGCGTCGGGTTGCCGCACATCAGCAGCTTATTGTTCGCGCCGGAGAGCGTGCCTTGGATCGCCTCCATGATCGGATCAGCGACGCCGGACGCTTCGTCCACGATGAATAGCATGTTGTCTTCGTGAAATCCCTGCATGTTCTCCGGCTTCGTGGCGGTCCGGGCGGTGGCGAACCAGCGCTCCTCATAATTCCGCATGTAGATTTTGGTTTTCGTCCACTTGAGGATTTTTTTGAGGATCGGGCTCTTGCTCTGCCACTTGCTGATTTCCGCCCACAAAACGTCGTGCAGTTGCTGCCGCGTCGGTGCCGTGCAGACGACCTTCGGAAATGGGAAGCACGAGAGAAACCATAACGTCGCGGCGGCCTCAAGGCCAGTCTTACCGACGCCTTGGCCGGATCGGATCGAGACGCGCGGATGCTCCGCCAGATCATTCAGTGCCCCCGCCTGCCATTCATCCGGCTCGAAGCCGAGAATCTCTTGGCAAAAGAGAACCGGTTGCCTGCGATAAACCGGGATGCGCTTCTTGAAGGCGGCACGCCGCTTGTCGAGCGCTTGCTTATTCGTCTGCGGCCGCGGTGTTGCCTCCATCATCGTCTACCACCCCATTCACCCACTCATCGATCAGCAGATCCTCATCGCCGCCATTCCCTTCAAGCTGTTTGATTTCCAACTTCTTCTTGTCGATATCCAGCCGCTTCGCTTCTGCTTCCAGCCCCAAATGCTTTTCGAGCTGCTTGAGTGCGTCGAATCGGCTATAAAGTTTGATACTCGCTCCGTCGCGCCCCATCTTGACTTCTTGAATCAAGCTGCTGTCTACTTCGTCGGCCTCTTTAAAAGCGACGTAGCTGACGGTACGTGTGACCGGATCGCCGTCTTCATCCAGAAGCGGCCCGAAATCCAAGTAGACCGGCACCTCTTTCTGTCCAAATTCCACGTAATCTCCGATGTCCGCGAACGCGATTTTCTGGTACTCAGCGAGGATTCGCCGGGTGTCCAAACCAATCTCGTCAGAAAGCTCGCCTTGTAGTCGTTTGATCTCTGTTTGAATTTCAGGTTTTCTCAGGTTCTCCGAACCGATCGAATATGCGGATCGTTTCGAATATCCAGCATTCATAGCCGCCTTCGTGGCGTTCATCGTCCGCACGTATTCTTTCGCGAAGAATCGCATCTTATCGGTCAATCCATCAGGCCCAGCCGGCCCTGAATCCGTCTCTTCTTCCTGCTCCCACGGGTGTGAATTTTCTGGGATCGGAACGTTCCGTATTCGATCGGAACGTTCCGATCGTTTTACGGAACGTTCCGATGCGATCTTTGTCTGTTCCGTTGTCTTCGTTTTTGCCTTTTGCTTCTTCTTTTCGCCCTTCGCTGAACCGGAGTCCCCACCGGCCAGCTTGTCTTCCCAGCCATCTTTCTTTTTCCACCCACGGACTGTTCCCGCCGATAGCTCCAACTGCTGCGCAACCTCTACCAAATCGAGTTTGCCTTTACTCTCCAGCCATAGCCGCTCGGCGATCGCCCGCCTCGGATCCCGCTCTCTCGCCATTGCTACATGTCACCACCCCCGGTTCGGATTGGTTTGTTTACTGTCGGGCTACTGTTATACGCGCGGCGGCCAGTTCCATTGCCCGCCTTGATCGCCGCGGGTAACGTGCTGATTGAAGAACAGGCCGGTCGGATTCAATACGCACAGACTGACGATCTCTTGTTCTTCGTCTTCTACAGCCGTAACGATCGCTGCGCGCGGTTCGCTTTTGAATTCGCCACCCGGCGTGCCGTAGCTCTGGTAATGCACGATGCGGGCGACCGATGGCTTTTGCCCGATAGTCGGTCGGCCTTTCATTTCCTCTTTGTTGCCGCTGCCGATTTCGACGAATTCTCCTTCAACGCTCTTTCTGTGTTGTTCACTCATAGTTATCATTCCTTCGATTTGAACTAATATTTGCAAGAAAAAAAGAGCTACCTATAGGCAGCTCTTCTTGATGCGATAATTCGAGAATTTAAATCAGTTATTTAAGTCTTTTTATAACCTGCTCTGTTGCAGCCGATTGCATAAATTCTTTCCAGCTATTGAACTTGCTGTGCTCAGCTATAAAAGTATCCAATTCAGATTCATCAAATTTAGCATACTCTTCTTCTGAATCGAGGTTTACAGGTACAGCTTGAAAAAAGCTTTCTGAGTTTTCGAAATCTGTCTTTCGTGAAATGAAATCGTCATTGAAGAGCACTCCCATTGATACCGGACCACTTGTGGCGGCAACTTTCTTTCCGAATGCTTTGAGTTGTTTTTCAAGATTATTGTTTTTGGGCATTTTGCACCTCCTCTCTCATCAAATTAAGATTCGACAGGAGGAAGTTTTACCCTTTTTTAGACTTACATTCAGTTGCTTGTAGTTTAAGCTTAATGGACGGCAGCGGCTTTCACGATCACCGGAGATCAGTCCAGTCCGCTGCCTTTCGAAATTCCATAAGATAATTTCGTTTTATGGCTCTCACTTATAGAGGGCAATCGTATGAGGGACTTTTTTTAAATAGACAAAAAAATAAAGCCCAGCGTCTTTGCTAGGCCTTATCACTTAGAATGCTCCGGAACCCGATCCATTGTTACGCGGATCTGTATCATTATCTCTTTCGGCCCCTCCACCTACTCCATGACCAGTAGGCGATCCGCCACCGATTCCGTGAATATTTCTTACCATCCGCCTGATCCATGAGTGCTTGGCGCACCACCACCAGCTCCGTGAATACCAGGTGCGCTTCCGCCTACGCCTTGAATGCCTGGCGTGTTTCCTCCGATTTCGTGAGTCATCGCTCATTCCTCCAATCCATCAAATATATTTGTATGTTGCCGTCTTATTATACCAATCCTTCCTGCGACTGAACATATTTAGAAATTTTGCGTTGTGCATTTCGAACGTGGACCTGAACACTTGCTTTCGAGATAAAAAGCAACTTTCCAATCTCAGACAAGCTATAGCATTCTCCATGAGCCAGCGTATAGCATTCACGTTCCCGCTTGCTGAGAGTTTTCATCGCCGCTTCGATTCGCTCACGCTCCGTGTCGCCGATCGTTGAAGGGCTGCCGCAGCCTTCCGGATGCACGAACGACTGCATATGCGTAGGGTCCATCAGCTTCTCTCGCTCGTAGGCGGCTCGACGTTCGATTCCGCGCTTCCCGCCCGGACGTCGCCCTGTAACTATCCACTCCTCGACGAATTCGCAATCCGAAATGATTTCGCCCAGCACTTTCTTTTCCGATTCCAGGGCATCGATCTGCGTTTGCAGCTTGAGTGCTGACTTCGCATCTTTCGTTTGAATCAGTTTATCTTTCAGTGAGTCCGCGGACTCTTTCGTGTTGTTGTACGATCGTTGGGCGGCGAGGCGGGTCTTACGGTACGTCAGCGCCGTCGCTCCACCCAAATCATTGACGTTAAAGCTTACTTCCTCATAGGTTTCTTGCGTTAACATAATCCCTCACCGGTCCTTTTTATGGTAAAATGGTTAGGAAAATGCTTGCTTGTGTGCCCCGTGAGCTTTGGCCGGCAGCGGGGCTTTCGTTTGCCCAAAAACACAAAAAAAGGCACGAGGGAAACTTTATCCCTGTGCCTTTTACTGTATGCGTGAACCACCGTCATATTGCCGCTATGTTACCGTCAACTTACCGTCAACTTTTCACTCAGCGTTATTGTAAATTATTAGATCTTCCTCGTAAATCAGATCTTCGCCCCGTATATCTTTCAACAGCGAATATCTCTTTGTGAGACTCCTCATTTCTCCTCCTTTTTTTGTCATGTTTTTATAAAACAACATTAGTAATTCGTCTGGTGATAGTTGGGATTCCAGAATTCGTAGATAGTATTTTTTCTCCTCATCTTCAATCCAATTATTCTCATGAATTATAGAGATCATATTGAGTAAATTTTTATAATATGGCTGGATCTTTTTCTCTGCATCTTTAAAAAATGAAAGATACGTTTCACCCATTGCCTCTGAGCGAATCGCATAGAATTGAGCAGCATCAACCCGCTCTTCCTCTGTAAGTTTTCTCATTCTAACTTCTTGGTCTTTGAATTGATTATATAAATAACTGAAAGCTTCTTTACCTGTGTATATTTTATCGTGGTCTTTAGTAATCACCCAGAGCTTAAGGTCTTCTTCGGAAACTACCAACTCTTTCACTAAATTATTATGCAGGTCAATCATATTGAAAAATGTACTCTCGAATCTCTGTACGTTTGTTACTTTGACTTGTTCTTGTAGAGCTTCATTCGCTCTGGCCACTTCCTCTCTCTGAAGCCGAAGTTCTTCTCGCTGCAACCTAAACTCTGCTCTTTGCTGATAAATAGTGTATATGATGCCTCCGAAAGCAAAACCCGAAAACAGGGTATTAATTGATCCAAACATATCCCCGAACGTGCCTCTATCGTCATAAGAGAACATCGCAACGCCAAATGCTATCCAAACAATGAACACTGTACAGAAAACATTTAAAAGCTTTATCTCTTCAGTTGCTTTTAATCCCACATTCTCTTCCACATCAATATCCACTCGTTTTATAAAAAAGCTTTTAAGTCTTCCCTTCACAAACTGCTCCTCCTTATCGGGCTATATTGATCTACCTTCGAAATTACTGTTCATGCCAAACGGATCATTACGATCGATGGAAAGGGAAATAGGCTTAGTTTTTGTGTAAATACTTTTTAACTCTACTGCTTCCTCGTATAACAATTGTGCTTCATCAACCAGAGCAAGAAAGGAAAAACGGAAAGCTTTTTGGTGACTATCTATAACCTGAATTACCAAAACCGCTTTTTCTCGTTCTTCTATTATTCCATTTAAATTTATTTCTAAAATATTGATCATGCTTTCCAATTGAACTTTTATCGTTAAATAATATCTAAAAAAATCTCCTGGCGGTAAGTGTTCTTCTTCTATTTGCTCAAACCACTTATACGTTTGAATAATGTTTTCTTTCAGAAAATGCACTTGCCTCTTTGTCTCATGAATATTTTCTACTGATAATTGATTCTCAAAATTAATTCTGAACGTGATAGATTCATGCAAACGCGAAAAATACTCTTGTGTACGAGTCAGCGATAGATATATTTGGTCACAGCACTTTAAAACGTGTTTTATTTCTTGAATCCGTTCCTTTTCTCTTTCGTTTTTCCTTTGAGCTTCTTGTTGTTTGCCGACTACATGAACAGCTATGCTTGCTGCTATAATTGCAGCTAAAATTGTGCCTCCTGTTTGAATCAAAGTCATTAACGCTCTTAAACGGTCAGCATCTGTAACATCCATAAGCAACAAACTAATCACCTCTTTTTATTCCAATATTATCAAATCAGCAAGCATAAAAATAGACCGACTACGTATCGGTCTTTAAAATTTCGTGTCCCCAAAGCTTCAGACACTCCGCGATTGTCTCTACTCCTTCGTCGATACGGCGATCTACTGTACATGCACTCATGCTGGCAAAACGAAAGATAGTCGTTTTGTATCTCCGAGATCGGAAATGTCGTTCCACCAAACACGCCGAACCTCTTCATCGATAATAAGGTGTACGGCCGTGTCGATGTCTTCGACTACCCGTGGGTGTGCGTACTTCCCTTTCTCTTCCCTAATCTGTCCAAATGGTCTGGTGCTCCAATATTATTTGCATTGTCTCTGATTTTCGATGATTTGGATATCTTTCTCTTGGCACTACATGTCACCACCTCCGAAAAAAAGACGCCTTAAAAGTGGCGTCTTTAAATAATTTTTATTTTTAATCTTTTTGAGACTTTGAGGATTCTAGAATTTGATTACTTTCTTCAATATGTTTTTGCAGATAAAACCTAGCATCTTCATATATCTTCTCGTCTATATCTAAAGCAAATGTTTTCCGTCCCCACAAATCAAGAGACATGGCTTTTAATTCAGCCCAAAGCGAAGAGAGCACATGTCTCATAGCAAGTAGATAACCAGAATTGTCTAAGCGCAATTTTTTAGGAGCAAATTCCTTCTTTAGCGATTCCCTTGTATCTTCAGGTAACTTAGAGTAGAGAGTATTATATATTTCATCATCAAATTTATAATCTAGCCTATGTGCAAATTTATTTCTAATCTCATTAACAAAACTCAAGCTATCATACAATTCCTTTTTTAAAACGCCTGTACTATTTATCAAATCTAGCTTTTGGCTATAAAACTGAAGCTTAGTCTTCTTAACATCTATACAAAAATTCCTTAACAGGATTTCAATTTCGTGTTCTATAAAAATATGTGATCTTAGAACAACAATCAATAATTCTTCGCTCTTAGTCTTTTCAAAGAATTCTTGAGAGAATTCATGGTATGCTTTTTTGGTCACTTCGGTATACATAGGTTTTATCGCTGTTAATAATTCTTCCATATCAAGTTTATCTGACAAAGCAAACACCTCTTTTCGCAGTTATAAATAGATTATTTCTACAAAAAGAAGAGAAGACCTTTATTTTAAAGAAAATGATGAACGCTGGAATCGAACCAGCATCATTAGCGTGATAGCCGAATCATAGCCTGTACAAAACTCCTCACAAAAGATAGCAGCGTACCTTTGGGATAAAATTTCTTGTTCAGTACTCCGCTTGTTTGCCGTCAGCAGCCCGAAGCTGGTGATGACTTGCCCGTATTTCTATCTCGATCGGGCGGATCGGTTGCGGACTCTCCGCTGGGGCAGCCCCATACTGCGCCTTACCGTACCCTCGCTTGAAGTTCACCCGTTCCCGTACTTATATTTTTAGCCGGTCGGGAGGAGCGGCTTTCAGGTGATCTTACCCCTGCTCCCCGCTTCCACACCACCGCGAACTCTGCGGGCGCTTTTGAGGCGCTCACACCCGTGCATAGGAGCCAGAAACAAAGCTCCACTCGGTATGGACGAGTCCTGCCAGGATAAGGGATAGCAGGGACACCCGGGAGCGCTGCTCCCTATGTCCCTTACTGTAATTCCGCATTTAATCCATTCTTTTCTCGATTTCTCAAAAACCAGTATAAACAAGCAAGCATTAAAAGCCGATGAAAAATTAAAATAAAGAAAGAAGGATGTATAATGGAAAATTATATTTTAGCATTACCCCTAGTGGCTGCTATCCTTTTAATTGTGTTGGAAGTAGCAAGTTGCATAGTGTTTTTAAGAAGCATCAAAAAGCCACTTACTGATACTGCAGTTTACTCTTCTCAAACAACCCCCCCCTTATTTAAGCACTATAAGGAAACTCATTCTAGATATAAAGCTTACAAAGAAATTAAGCGTGATAAACCCGAATTATTTAAAATGATTAAGTTGAGTTTGAAATCACATAATATTGATGGTGATTTAGGATCTAAAATTTTAGATATTTTAACAAAAACGGTCTTTGCAATTGCACTTGCCTCAATGGGTTTTGTAGCAACTGTAAGTGTAGCAAATTTAAATTTTCTTAATAGTAATAAAAACGAACTTAATGATTCGACCCAATCTATTCAAGACATATTTTCAAACTTCACTGCTGGACTTGACTTTTTTAACGTGACATTAAACATTGCATTTCTTGCTTTTACAGTGGCTCTTATCTATTTGTTTTCCTCCAAAATTAAGAAGAATGAATTACATAGACACTTGACGATTGTAGAAGAAATCGAAAAAGAAATTCCTTGATAGCGTTATAACTAGCATTCAAATAATCCACACTCATCTTTTCAATAAAATTATTTCTAATCCTTTTTTGAAAGAATATTATGTCCCCATAATTTGAGGCATTCTGCGACCGTTTCAACTCCTTCATTGATTCGACGGTCAATTGTACGTGCGCTCATGCTCGCGAATCGAAAGATCGTCGTTTTGTACGTCCGGGAGCGAAAGAATCGTTCCTCCAACACAAGCCGCACCTCGTCGTCAACGATCAACATGATGGCCGTATGGATGTCGTCGATCATCCGCTGGTAAACGCGCCGGACTTCCTCTTCCCGATCCGTCCGCTCGGTCCGTCGCTCCATCGCCAGGCACATCGTCTTCATCCGAGGGTATCGCTCCAGCAACGCACGTACGGCTCGCTTCTCGTCATCTGTAACCGCCGGAAAAATCTCAATTTGCTCTACTATATTCATGAACGTCTCACGTCTCCTTATGATAAAATGAGTACGTGAGACGAATCTTTACCCAATCCCCGCGGAGCCGGCCAAAGCATGCGGGGTTTTTGCTGTATAGAAATCCCGTTTTTCCGAGGTTAGGACTTCATTTATTTCTATTATGAATTTATCAGGTAATTATTTTTACATATATTTTATAGACTGCTGCCTTTTCTATCGTAGTGCCCGCTGGCGTATCGTTTTTCCTGCGGAGCGAAAATGTCGATCTGCGAGCTTTTCGTTTGGGCAGATTCGAAGTTCTTGTCCGGCCCTATCGCTGCCAGGTGCGCCGCAATCTTTTCTTGGCTCCAGAATTCGATCTTCACGCCGCGCTGGCTACTCCGCTGGACGTCGATCGGCACTTCCTTGCGGCGGGCATAGTCGATCTCGTCATCCGTCTTTTCCTCATTCCCTTTGTTCCATTTACCGTAAACGTTACCGGCCTTTTGAATCGGCGTAGTCGCGGCCTTCTCCGGCGACCAGCCGCGGCCGTTCACCCGGCTGCGGAACGTGCCTTCGCCGATCCCGTTCTTCTTCGCCAGGTCAACATATTTAGGATCGATATAGACTCTCGGCATCTCTATTCCGCTCCTTTCAGGGCTGCCCAGATCGTGTGAAGCGCGACGGAAGCGTACTTTTCCGGGATAGACCCGACCGAAGATGAATGGAATACGGCTCTTACGTTCGACTGCACTGACTCCAACGCCGCCCGCAGCCGCTCGATCTCCTTATCCCGCGTGTCCAGATCGGCGCCAAATGCGATTTGCCGTGCAGTCAGGGATTCGATGTACTTGTCCCGCTCCTGCACCTTCGCCGTCAGATCGCGGATTGTTTCGTCGCGGATCGCAATCATTTTGTCACCTTGATCCGTTGCCGACTTTATTGCTCTATGAGCTGATTCGATAATATAATCTCGCGCCTGCATTTTCTCATTCAGTTCGCCGATCACAGCATTCAGCCGCTCGACCTCTTTCCACGCGATAGAGTTATCGTCCAGAACATCCGTAGACCGCCCCTCTGTACTCTCGATCTGCGCTTCCTTGTCGGCGATTACGGCGTTCAGGCGTTCGATTTCCGCCCAATCGTTCGTTCTTCCCTCGAAAAGCTCTTGCGCTGTCGCTTTAAGCCCGGCAATATACGACCTAGATTTCAAAGCTTCGTCGATAGCGGCGGTGATCACAAAATCTTCGTCATCAGGCTGTGGCGGGATATGCAGCGAGTGTTTACCTTCGATCAACCGTTGCAAGGCATCACGCATTTGCTGATCCGTGAACCGCTGCTCTGTTCTCTCTTGGCTCATTCCCACACCGTCTCCCAGACTTCGATTCCCAGCACGACGTAGCCGGGTTGCAGATATTGCTCGTTATCAAGGACGTACGTCACTACCGCTTCGATCTCGCCGCCCGTGTATGTCTTCGGTTGCGCCTGCCACTCACGCAGGATCAGCCTGTCGCCTACCTTAAATCCGCGGTCGTTCTTGCGAACTTCAAACAACTTATCGCCGTTCGCCACCGGAGCGAAATACTCCGGCAGGATTTTCAGGTCGTGGACGCTCATACCTCTGTTTCCTCCCCTACAATGACCCGGTATTCGTGCGGCCATACCGAAGCGGACCCCGGCACATTCACAAGCACCTTTCCTTCCTGTTTGTCCCGGTGTCCAGTTACGGTAAGGATATCGCCTTCTTCGTAATCGTCGAAAGATTCATCCGGCGTCGTATTCACAATCAAGATTCGTTCTCCGACTTCCGCGTATCGTTTTTCTGTTTTCATTTTTTATCTCTCCTTATATGCTATATGCCCGGCCTTAGCCGGGCGTGTTGGTTTATCCCCAGTGACCGTGCCGCTTGAGGATCGCGATGACTTCGTCGGCGTACGGTTCGTCGGTGTTGACGACCAGGTACGTTTTGGTACTTGCTGGCGTAACCTGCTGCACAATCTGGTTCACTTCGATCGCACGCAGAATGTCTTCCTGCTGATCTTGCAGCACCTGAGGCAGAAACTCAGAAACGTCCGTTCGTTTCACGACGATGAATTTGTTTTGCATGCCCGCGGTATTCGTCGCCAGGTCTGGGCGATCGTATTCGACGATTTCTTTCTCGCCGTTGACCCATCCTTCTTGATAATCGATTGGATGGTCTTGCTGAGCGACACGCTGAGCATGCGCTTCAACGTCTTCCCAGTTCATGTTGTCCGTCGCCCAGTCCACCAGCTCAATAGCATCTGTCATCGCATATTCGAATTCCGCTTGGAACTCTTTTTCGTATTCCGGCCCTGAGGAAGAGCGCGTATCTTGGCCTGCGTAATCAGCAGCGCGGTTTTTAGCAATCAGTTCCGCCGGCACGTCCCATCTCGAATTGTCGGGCATCGTAACCCTCAAAAATTTCTTCATCGTTTGTTCGCTCCTTTGATTTAAAATATGAAGCTGATCAGAACCGTCAGCCCCTCCCATGCCAGCCGCCCGATCCCCGCTACAAGAACGACGATCAGCGCGACGGCCGGCGATACCATGACGGCGCGGCCGATCATTCGATTTTGGTCAGATTCTTTACTCGCGGGCTTGTCCATCCGGCGTGTTCGAAAAGAACGTCAGCCGTCTTCCCGCTTTTCGATACCGTTTTGACTTCGCCTTTCCCCCAGCGAGGATTCGAGTCATGTGTCACCGTATCGCCTGTTTTTAACTCCGGGCGCGACTCCTGCAGGACTTCTTGCGCGGCGAGTTCTGGACGATCTGCGTAAACTAATTGAACTTCTTCGAACCATTCTTCCGGCAGGATGTCTTTGGCAACCTGGCACCAATACCCAAGTTCCTCTGCGGCTTCTACCAAAATAGTGATTGCTTCTTCGGCCGAAACTTCTTTCCCGTCCGCGAAATACTTTCCGTCGATTGCTTCAAAATATTTTGGCTTCTTCTGGTGCAAATTCACTTTCACGTTTTCCATCCTTTATCCGCTCCTCTTAAAATATTTTCTGTCGATCACTGAGCCTTTTTGAATTCCTGCTCCCATGCCGCCTGATAGAAAGCGAGTCCCTTATGGGATTTGAGCCAGCGATCCGAAACCATGAAGCATACGTTCCAGCCTGGCGACGTTTCGAACTGATGGGCCAGCCAGTAGCCTTTGGGCCGGTCTTGCCGCTCGTCCGTGAGCCGATTCATCGCGATCACCCCATCACTGATCCGCCCCGGCTTCCCGTGGGCTTGATAGCCGAAGAAGTAGACTTCGATTTCGCCAGTCACGGTATCGTCTGCGTACTGCCAAACGCCGACTTCCACTGCGCCGTCATGCTTCTTCCCGATCTTGTCCAGCTGCTTTTTTGTGAACATGTTCATCGCTCCCCCATCTGATTTTGAAATACAGTTTGTTTTTGATCTTGCAGGATTCGCACCAGCCGGTTTCCCAAGCGAGCAGCGCCTGTTTGATACTGGCCGAATTGTCTGCAGCCTGGAAATGAGTCTCGACGTTCGCCTCGATTTCTCTCGCCGTCGTCCAGTCCGCCCGCTGCTCCAGATACTCGCGGATCCGGATCATCGTCACGCGATACGCCGATATGTGGCCGCCCGCCTTGCCGCCGGCGTCCGGCCCGGCCAGATGGTACGGCGTCAGCACGTCCAGGATGCGGCGGGCCTGCGGCGCTTCCGACTTCGCGGCCGCTTCCAGACAAACGCGAACGCGGCGCTCCTCGTAAAACTGATGGGCTTTCGCTGTGTCTTCGCGCATTCTCTCCGCGCGCAGTCCATCGAGCCAGCCAAATCTTTCTTCCAGATCACCTATATCGTTTGGATTTTGCCGTACGTCCACCTGCAGTACACCGATGCCCGCCGGGCGGAGCGCCCGCTGCGCGATCATCGGCACCTGCCAGCGGTCCCGCCACGGCACCGCGATATACGTTTGGTGCGCGTATTCGCCGCTGGCCCAGTGATCGGCCTGCTCCATCACGGCTAGGCCGAAGCTGGTCTTCATCTCGACGATCAGCAGCCTTTCGTCTTTTACGGCCACGATGTCCGCCCGCGGCCGGCCCGCGGAGATTTCGATCTCCGGGTACACCGTATATCCCAACCGCTCCAGGTAGAGCTTGAGCGGCTGGTACAGATCCGACTCTTTCATGGCTCGGCCGGCTCTACTTTGATCAGGTTGGCGACGTCATACATCCCGCCGTGTTTCCGGTCCCAAGGATTTTTGCTTTCCGGCCAGTAGACTTGCGCGCGGCGGCCGCTCTTCGAAAGGCGCTCTACTTTGCCTTCGCCGAGTCCCTTCCGCGTCCGATGCGTTACCTTGTCGTCTTTCGCTAGGTTTGGATTCAGCTCCGCTATCGCTGCGATCAGCACCGCATTCACTTCGCTTTTCGTGACGTGCCAAGTGGCGTTCACTCGCTGCGCGACGCGCTCAATGTACTGTGGGTCAATCTGCTTACCTTTCATTGGGAACTTCATCGCTTCATTCCTCCGTTCAAAATAGTGTCAGCGGCTCTGCTTACTTGACCGCCTGTTTGTCCATGTGCCGCCCGTAGCATCCGCCGCGGCAGTAAACGCCTTCGTTTTCGATCACCGGGTCGTCCTCCGCTGTAAGTCGCTTGCAGCAGCGCCGGCCGTCCTCGTTGATCCCCGAGCATTCAAACCACCAGCCGCCCTGCAGGAGCACTGATTTCGGCACTCCGCTTCCCTCAATGGCGAATTGATCGTATTTCGGCTGGCGTACAGCGCGGATATCCGTCCATGACCGTCCGTCTTCGTTGTATGCCTCGCTATGATAGATTGCATCAGAGCGTTTTTCGCCGAATACGATCTCGCCTTTGTCGCCGTAAACCGTATCTACGTAATAAGCTTTATCGTTCACGATTCATTCCCCCCGTTCAGAATAGTGTCAGCTGCTCGATCTCTCCGCCCTTCCGCTCCCGCGGCGCCGGCATCGAGGCGATCGCCGCGTCCAACACGGCGAAAGTCCGGCGGAAATGCCAAGTCGAGGTGAAGTAAAATGGCGTGTACCAAACGTTCGGACCGGTAAGCGCCGCGGCGGTTACCGGTTCCCGTAGGGAATCGCCGATCAGCACGTATCCCGGGCAGCCGAGGAATGATAGCTGAATGTAGCACATGAGCCCGGCCGTCTGGTCAATGTCCTGCCCAGCGAAGAGGACGTGCTGTTGAAAGTTGATTCCGCGGGAGCGGGATTCGTTGGCGAAGGCGATCAGCGTCGCACCTGCGCCGCATGCCGGGTCGTTCACGCTGACGAACCCTTTCTCCGCGATCCGCGCCGGCATGTCTACGACCTGCATCTGCGCCATCACCCGGCAGACCGAGTAAGGCGTAAAGAACTGCCCTTTCCAGTGACTACCGAGTTCAAGCCGCATAAACAGGTCCCCGAGGAAGTCCTGCTCTGGATTCTCCTCGAGCGCCAGGGCGATCGAACCGATCAGCCGCGGGAAGACAGCCTGCTCGCCCGGATCATATTTGCCGATCAGGCTCAGGTAGCGATCTTCGCGCACGGCGCGCCGGCGGGCGTCCGTCCGATTCGCGATGGCGACGGCCGTCATCTCGATGAAGTCGCTCCACACTTGCCAGGCGGAGTGCCGGTATGTGAGCGGCTGGAACAGGTCGATAAAGCGTTTCTGTGCCGGCGCAAGGCCGGTGATCTTATTTGCCATCTCGGGTCCTCCTTAGAATGAAAATACGACTTGTCCATCAGCCGGCGGGCTGCCGGCTACCTGAACGTCTTCTGCGGCATCCGTCGGCGGCGCTGGCTCAGCCAGCCGAACCCAGCCGTCGTCTACCCAGCAGGCCGGAACCTCGCGGTCGTAAGGCGGCCGCAGCGGCTCGCCGGGGCGGAAGAGATCGGCCACCTGGCGGGCTGCCGGCGTACCCATCCGCTCCGCCAGCTCCAGCGTGGCGTGGTAGCCTTTTTCGGTCGTGACCCAGTAGGCGCCGCTCATAGGCTCCATGCCACCTGACCAGCCGCCGGCTTATACCGCTCAAGCGCCAGCGCATTGCCGGCTCCGACGCACATTTCTGGCAGATTCGCCTGGACCAGAGCTTTTGCGAACGGCGGCGGCACGGCGTTGCCGCAGCGGGCGACCTGCGCGCTCTTGGAATACTTTTTGCCGTCTGCGTCAACGTCGATCGTGTACGTCTCCGGAAAGCCCTGCGCGGCGAACAGCTCGTGCGGTTCCAGCATCCGCATGCCGATGTCGACGATCTGATAGTCGATGCCTTCGATCGTGACCAAGCCGAAGCGGTCCTTCGTCGTCACCGTATGCAGCGGCTCGTCGACCGTCTGACCGTTGTCCGCGCTGCCGTAGTATTTCAGCAGGAACGCCCGCACTTCGCCGACATGCGTTCCGCCGGCCGTGATCGTCGGCATCGGCTCCGTAACCGGCTGCCCGTCTGCGCACGTGCCGCGCAGCTTGACCAGATGACTCGTCACGACCGCGCTCTTTCCGCCACCACCGGCCGTCACGGTGCCGAGCGGCGTGTCCGCGGGGCTGCCAACCGATTCTCCGAAATGCCGGGCGACGTGCGCCGTAACCAGTCCGTACCGGTTCGATGCGTCAAGTGTCAGGATCGGCCGGTCGAGCGTCTGCCCGCGGGGCGCATTGTCCTTCGTCTCCGTGTGGTACTGGGTCAGAAAGGCCGACACGATACCTATTGCGTGCGCTGCACCCGCAGGCCGGGCCGCCCCCGCCCCGCTCGTTACCGTATGAAGCGGCTCGTCGACCGCGTGCCCCACGGCGCCGCCGCGGAACTTCGTCACATGCGGTACAATCAGAAGATGCTTCGCCTTGGTCGTGATCGTCGTCAGCGGGTCGTCCAGCTCGTACTGCAGCCGGTCCCCGCCGAATCCGGTCTGGCCGATCCGGGCGATGTACGGCGTCACGATTCCCCAGCCGTTCTTTGCGGTGATCGTTTGGAACGGCTGATCAATCTCCTGCCCTCGAAACTGGTCATATTTGTGGTTGACCTTGATCACGAATGGCCGCGGATTGTTCACGACGAAGCGGTCGATGCCGCGCGCGATCCGGCGCAGCGTATTCTCGGCTAATTCCTTCTTCCGGCCGAAGATCGACTTGCAAGGGATCGACCAGTCTATGATCTCTGCTGCCGTCCGCCACGGCTTCCGCTCGCCGCGCAGAACTTCCGGGCTGTTCGGCGCGGAGTGCGTCGGCTCCGGCCAGACGATCGGGCGGCCGTCCCGCCGGGCGACCAGAAAGAGTCGCTTGCGGATCGTAGGTGCGCCGTAGTCACATGCCCGCAGCTCGCGCGTCTCGACCTCGTACCCTTGCCGGCGCAGCGCGTTGATGAACGAGTTGAATGTCCGGCCTTTCTGTTTCGGATCAGGGTAGCCGTTTTCAAGTAGCGGCCCCCACGTTTTGAACTCCTCGACGTTCTCCAGCATGATCACGCGCGGCTTTACCGTTGCCGCCCAGCGGACGGCCACCCATGCCAGCCCACGGATCGCCTTTTCTACCGGCTTGCCGCCTTTGGCTTTTGAGAAGTGCTTGCAGTCCGGCGATAGCCAGACGAGCCCGACCGGTCGACCGCCGGCCGCGTCCCGCGGGTCGACGTCCCAGACCGATTCGCAATAATGATCGGTTTCGGGATGGTTCGCCCGGTGCATGGCGATCGCTGCCGGGTCGTGGTTGATGGCTACGTCTACGCTGCGTCCGGTTGCCAGCTCGATCCCGGTGCTGGCCCCGCCGCCGCCGGCGAAGTTGTCTACGATGATTTCCTGCATGATCGTCCCCCTATTCTTCGATCTTCTGGAGGAAGCGAGTCTTAAACGATCCGCTGTACCCTTCCAAAAAAACGATGCCTTCCTGGTATTTGCCCGCGCCGTGGTAAAATTCGTCCGTTCGGCAGTACCAGGTCTTGCCGGAATGCTCTTCCGCCTCTCCGCATCCGATCATGATAACGGCATCGCCGCGGCGCAGTTGATCCGGCAGTTGTTCATGATCGGTGCCGCCGCATTCCACACAACCCGGTTCTTCCAGTTCGTCGCCCGGTACTTCGCACACTTGAAATCTACGACCGCAGTTTTCGCATTTGTATTTGATCCAAACTTCCATGCTGATCAGTCCTTTCAAAATAAGGTCAGCTCGTCCGGTTCTTTGGCTGGCTGCCGCTGAGCGTATATTTGCTTCCAGGTCCACCCGCTTACTAGGAGCCGTCTCTCATTCAGCTCACGTTCAAGCTTTTTGACATCGGAGGCGCACCAGCGTTCTCGTTCTTTGAAGTATTCCAAATCCTTCTCCGTATACTGGATTTTTTTGCCCTTTAACAACTGCTTCTCGACTTCCGCGATCTGCCTCCGTGAGTTGGCAAGATCCTCCATCGAACTTGCTAAGACTTCCTCGTACCCGGAAATTTGAAATTCCGCTTGTTCCGGGGTGAGCATGTCTTCCCGCCAGATTTTCGGTTCGATCGTTTCCGACTCGTTTGCAGGCTCCACTCGCGTTCCCCCCTCGGCAGCAGGGACTCGGCGGTCACAAAGACCTCGCCGATCGTCCGGCCGCTATTGTCATGGATGATGTCGTAAGGCACGTCGCTAAAATATGGGTCGTCTCGATCGTATTGCGCTGTCACACTCTTGCACGGGCCAGCTTTTCCGTCGAAAATCCACCGCTGTATCCTTCAAGCAAAACGACCTCGGTCCCGCACAAGTCCCACGGTTCCGAACGCACCGTCCAGATGCGTCCGTCGTGCTTCGGTGCCTCGTAGCAGTTGTGCATGACGACGGTGTCGCCCGGCTGCAGTCCGGATCGATGTGGAGCCGGTTGTTTCTTTTTTGCCATTGCAGATCCCTCCAGAATAGTTTTTGGAATAATTTATTCGGATTTTGCCAACGCCTGCGCCCGGATCTGGTTCAACTGCTGCCCAAGCGCTTGGAGAACCTTACCGACCGGACACTCCTGATTGCAGTAGCCGTCGATCGTCGCGAACTTGGACTGGTACATGCGCTGCATTTCCCGCCGCTTTTCGCAGACCGCGCACTCGCGGTCCAGAATGTCGCTGATTTCGAAGACGACTTCGAGCCGGCTCATTCCCGATCAGCTACTTGCAGCAGCGCCGGCCGCGGGCAGTAGTAATCAACTTTCACCGATCGCCCGCCGCGCGGAACGGCAATAAGGTATCGAACGTACGACGTCGTGCTGATCAGCTTGTCGAATTTGATCTGCGCGGAGCTATACGGCTTGGTCAGGTAATCGATCGGGGATTCACCGACGGGCACAACCGCATGCACCGTGCCGACCTTCTCTTTCGTGCTTCCTTGGCTCTGGCTGGTCCAGCGGACGGCCGCACCTGCTTCGAATTTTGGAGTCATATCTATCCTTCCTTTCAGGCTCCCAGCGCGCCGAGTATTCCGCCGGGCCGGGGGTTGATATTTCCGAGCTTTGCTTGATCCATCACCAGCAATACGACCTCGTCCGGATCGCGGTCGAAATGTTCCGCGATCTGCCGGATCGTCAAGCCGGATCGCCACATCTCCAGGAACCGCTGCACCTGCTTGTCGGTCCAGGCGAAGTCGTAGTCCTCGCAGGCAATATGGATCTCGCTAATGTCCGCCGCGCTCCAGAGCGGGCGCGGCCAGTCAGCGCTGCGCTTTGGGCTCATGGCTACCGCCTCCCAGCCGCATCAGCTCCGCCGCGAGCGCGCTCCGTCTACCGGCGGCGTCGGCCCAGCGATTATTTTGCCGGCGGCGCCAGATGGCATCCGTCCAGCGCGGCGGCCGCGCCCATGCCTCGGCGATCTTCGCCAGCCGGCGGTCAGCCGCGCAGAGCTTCCGGCCCAGCCGGTTGATCTGCCGTTCTCGCTTTTGCTCCATACGCCGCTCTTTGGCCGCCCGGTCGGCGAGCCGGCTCGCGCTCAACGCTGCGCTCTTGGCGCGCTTGGTGAGGCGTGCGGCTTCGGTCATTTCGTTTCCGTAGGTCTTGGACATGATTCTGCCTCCTTGATCAGTTCTTGTTCTGCAAGCGCCAGATCCGCTCGCAATTCATCGCGCAAGATCCTCCTCCGGTTGATCCGCTCTGCCATATCGTTACGCTGATTTAGGTAGGCCCAATGTTTGGGGAGCTCGTCGGAATCACGAAGAATCTGATTCAATTCGCGCTGAGCGAAGCTCAAGTCCTCTCGCAATCTGCGCACGCGTCGCTCGCTCTCCGTCTCCCCGATCGTCCGCCCGGCGGCGATCAGCACCCGGACATACATCGTCGTTTCTGATCGGCTCAAGCAGGTCGGGTCCAGCTCGTCCGGGTGTCGGCCGTAGACCGGCTTGAAGCAGCGCTCTAATTTGTTGTATCCGTAATGCACGTAAGCGATCGGCTCTTCGCCCTCAGCCAGCGGGCGGGTGCTCCGCTGAAGAGCCACGTGATTTCGGCCGAGAAAGACCACGTCTTTCGGTCTCTCTCCAATCCACTCCGCACCGGAGAAGAAATCGGCGTAAAAATATTCGGTCTGCGGCAGCGCGATCGGCTTGCCGGAGGCGACGGCCTCAGCTCGCGTGAGATTCGTGTTCATGGCTGATGATCCTTTCCAGCTGGCGCAGGTATTCGGCGTCCAGCGCTTCGTAGTCGAGCATGCCCGGGTACCGGGCGTAGAAGGGAATGTAGCGGTAGAGATCGTTCGGTTTCGAGGTGTATCCGTAGGCTGCCGGCAGTTCGCCCGGTTCGACCGGGCAACCGTATTCCGCGCAGCGCGACTTCGGCAGCAGCAGGCAGTTCTCCGGCCGCTTCCCCTTCCACTCGCCGTGGCTGTGATCGCCGGGGACCAGGACGGGCTTACGGGTTGCCAAGACTTCCTCGCGGTCGAGCCAGCCTTTTGCATTGGGCATGCAGATCGCTCCTTCGGTGAGTGGAATGGGGAGCGGCCGGAGCCGCTCGGTTTGCATGAGGTGAGATGGGGATTTACGCGATGATGAACACTTGCTTGGCTTCGATTTGCTGGGACAGTTCTGTTTCCAGGTATTCTTTGATCGAGGCGATCGCTTGCAACTTCCAAGCGCCGCCGTCGGCTTCGAAGAGGGCAGCCTGCGGGCCTTTACGCATCCGGAAGACGAATTGGCACTCCGGTTGCGAAATCTCGATGAAGGTACGGAACGGCTTGAGTCTGACCGGGTTCGGAACCTTAACCTGCTCGACGACTCGTACACCGGCCGATGCCGTCACCTGCTGGCTTACACCGTCGTCGCCGAAATTCAAAACTTCTTCTTCCCGGACATTGCCGACAACTTGGAGGACTTTCGAGCGATCTTCGTTTTCGACGAAGCAGGATTGGAGCAGGATATTAAAGTTCTCGACCCCTTGGAAAGACTCGAATGGGATGTTCGGCAGAAGCGCCTCGGCGCGGATCAGCACGTCCCGCTGTTTGTCGGCGTTGAACGTACTGAGCACGCTCACTTTCGATGGGCTTTCGATTTGGATCAAGACCGGAGGCTGCTCGTCGAAGTTATCGATCAGGTAGGTGACCAAGCCGGACAGCTTATGGATGGTGAGCGGCCGCGGCTGCGCAACGGGAACGAGACTGAGTGGATTCGTCGACCACGTTTGTCCGTTGACTTCGAGGATTTCGTTCGGCTGCAGTTCGACCAGATATTTCAATGCTTCTTTTTCGATTGGCATGAGATTTCACTCCGTTTTCTTTTTGGTTTGGATTAGCTGAACTTGACTACGTTGCCTTTTTTCTCTGCTTCGCCGGCTTCCGGCTGGATCTCTTCTCCAACGTCGGAGCGGTGTCGGCCGTCGTTGTCCATGTACGTCTGACCGGGCTCTCCGCTCAGCAGCTCTTTGCCGACCACCTTGCCTGCGCCGTCCGTACCGATCATGATCGTGGCCGGGATTGCATTTGCTGGCGCCAGCGTCGTCTTTGCGTCGATCGTTACCGCGGCCAGCTCCCGCTTCTCATTCGGGTCGATCGTGATCGTAAGCTGAATTTTCCGTTTCTTCTTCCATGGGGTGTTCGGGTCAGCCACATTTTCCAGTACGCGTTGCATTTCGAGTTCCAGGCGCTCCGATACCGCGCCGTCCGCCATTCTGGACGGATCGAGCTTTCTTGCCATTTTCATTCCTTCTTTCTGGATATTTTATTCGAAATAAGATCTTATGTTCCCTTTTTTGGTTGAGGTGGGCCGCGGCCGCTGACCATCCCCGGCCTACCCTTCGAACCAGATTTTTTTCACGTGAGGCAGATAATCGACTGGTGCCCGGCCGGCGGTGCCGAACTTGTGTGCTCGCCGCTCCAGATCTACGAGCGGGATACTCTTCCGCCCGCCCGCATCCGCGGCGTCCCAATATTCTTTCAGCAGCTCGTATGGAATCAGATAGATCGATTGCCGCTTGATGAAAAATACAAGGACGAAGCAGATTGCATCTTGTGCATCGCAGCGGCTCAGATAGTCGTATTGGTGCCGGGCAATCATGTTGAGATCGAAGCGCGTTTCCTCGATCGTTGACTTGGCCTCAAAGGTGATCATGCGCCCCTGTACGACGCCGTCGTAATCGACCGTCGAGCGTCCGTCGAAAGCTGCCTTCAAAATCAGGTTGCCCCGGGTTTGGAGAATTTTGATCGGCGTCGGCCGTTTATTGACGACCGCCTCCCCCCGGTTGTTGTACATCTGGTTGGTCACGTTCAGCATGGTTTCGAAGATCATGCCGTCATTCATTTTTGCTCTTGGCATCTTTCGTCCCTTCTGGCGGCCGCTGCCGCCGGTAGATTTCTGTTTGCGCTGCGATCCGGATGTCGTAGTCCAGCGCGGTGTCCGCGGCGATCTGCGCCAGCTCCGCGCTACTCTTCGTCTCCAGCACGTGGCCCCGCCCCTTTCGACTCCTTCATCTCTTCCGCCAGCCGGACGTACTCTGCAAACTCCTCGTCGCTGACGCCGCTCTGCTCCGGATCATTTTGAACGATAGGCAGGTCCGGCTTACTCGGCCGCCATCCGCTGCTTTTCGGCGGCTGCCGGGCCGGCGAGTATCCGGCACTTTTCTTTGTGGCGGCCTGCTCTCGGGATTCGATGCCTTCCTGAAGCCAGCGGTCCGCGATCGCCCTGACAAACTTCAAGGTCGGTTTGCCGCTCGAACTTTCTCCGGCTTCGAGAAGAAGCTCAATCACGAAACGATCTGTGCGCCCTTTTCGCTTCAGTTCCTTGACGAATCCAGTGAACAGCGGCGTCATAGCGAACGTTCCAAAAACCTGAGTGTAAACGTCCGACACCGTTTCTTCTTCCAGTCCATCCGGTTTAACCGGCTCTGATGTAGAAGAAGAATTAGTAGAATCAATACTAGGTAAAAGATCAATACTTAGTAGTCGCCGATCCTGTACATGTACAGGATCTACATGTAGCTTTTGTACATGTACAGAACCGGAAAGTAGAGGATTCTCTATTTGCCTATTTTCGGAATGTAGAGGATTGAGCGACGGATGTTCAAAGACTTGCGTTTCCCAGTAAGCAATGCGCTGCCCTTCCCGGATTGGAACACGATTGACGTATCCGTTCTCGATCAGTTCCTTCCATCCGCTGCGCAGTCCTTTCTCTCCGTCAGTGCTGTGCTTGGCCAGCTCTTCGATATGAAACTTCCAATCGTCTGGAAGGGTGAGCACATAAGCCAGCAATCCCTTTGCTTTCAGAGAAAGCTTGTTGTTGTGCAGAAACCTACGGTCCATGACCACATAATTTTCTTGTTTCGTAATCCTGTAAATCTCATCCGCCATACGTATTCATCCTTCCCTGCGAGCGCTTATCCGCCGCGCTCGCGTTGCAATTCTGCGTTGACGATCGTCGCGATCAGCCGGCGTGCTCGGATGCCAGTTTCTGTGCCGTCCAGCTCCCGATGGCATTCTGTACATACGTGAGCCAAGTCGACAGCCGTTGTCTTGTGCTCCAAATGACCTCGTCCTGTCAAATGGGCCCGCTCTGCTGCCGGGCGGCGGCCACACCACTCGCAGACGCCGTGGGAGCGGTGCTTCAGCTCGCGATCAACCGGCTTACTGATCTCGCCCATTTGGCGCTGAGTCGGCTTAACACGGACCGGCTTGTGTTTGGCCGCCGAAGGCTTCGGACAAGGGCGAAACGGCATATTCATGCGCCCTCAGCTCCCGCCCGGTGAATGTCCATATCTTGCCGCGCTTGCAGGCGGAGTCGATAGATATGTTCTTGCAGAGACTTATATTCTTTCTTCCAAAGCTCCGCTCGGCTTTCTGCACGCGCTTCAGCTTCGCGAAGATCAGTTACGGCCAGTTGTGCAGCTGCTTCTTTGTCGCCACGAGACGCATTCTGCCGAGCCTCGTTGAAAATGCGGACCCGCTCGTTATATGCGCGCTTTGCTTCCAATTCCAGATAGGATGCCACCCGGCCGGTGAGCACGAGTTGCTGCGTAAGCCAGTGGATTTTATTCATCAACCCGTCTGCCGTGCTTTCCGCGCAGCGCCGCGACTCTCTTTGAAACTTGTCGATATTCTCCAGGTATCCCGGGATCTCTTCCTCGCGGATCAGCCGGTCCAGCCGATTAAATACGTCTTCCGAAAGAGCCATATTGCACCCCAATTCAAATTGTGTTAATCTGTCCGTACAAAGTTTATATGTGTGTTAGATCAGGGCCGCGGTGCGAACGCGGCCTTTTTCTATGCCGTCAAAGTGCGCCTGCATGCAGTTACGGCTGCAAAACGCTTTTCCATCGTGTTTGAAGCGGATACCTTCTCCGGCGATCTGCCGGATGCATTTCGGCCCTGAGCACTGTTCGCCGCGTTCCAGATGCGCCCGTGCCGCCGCTGCCGCCCGTGCATTCCGAAGGTACCGCTTATACTGCCGATGTGCTTCGCGCGCTCTCTGTGGCTTCCCTTGCATTGCCAGCACCTCTTCGCGCTGCAAATGATAAGCAGCCAGCCTCCGCAGTAATCCTTCCGTCTTCGGTCCTCCCAGCGCTACGTCCGTTCCTTTGATCTGCGTTCCGATTCGTTCCATATGCGTTCCGCTCCATTTCCTATAAGATTGTTCCGATGCTGAGTTCCTTCACGATTCCCGTGTAGATTTCTTTCAGCCGCGGCTCCGACTCGATGACATCGAGTCTATTTGTCGTTTCGATTTTCGTTTTTGTCGCGCCGTCTTCTTGGAGCCGGGCCCGCATATTACTCAGGCGTCTGTTCAAGTCACAATGAGCGCGTTGCTCCAGGCGTCGGTAGCTTTCCGTCCGGGTCTCCCGGAAATCACCGTTTGTGCGCTTCGCCGCGGCGTTCAGCATGCCGTTCATCTGGTCGCGCCATCGCTCATCGCGCTGCAGGAAGGTTTCCTTGATCACAGCGATTTGTTCATCCGAGCGCTGCTGTCGCGCTTCAATCGCGAGTTGTCGCTGTTCCGTCTGGATGAGCGCCTGCAGGATCGGGCTGAGCTGCGAAATATCTGCCTTCGCTGCACGCTCCATCTCCTCGAAGCGGCTGACATAAGCGGCCGTGAAGAGTACGCCCTTATCGCCGGTCATCTTGTTCGCAACCATGTCGCATCCGCGTCGGGTAAGCAGGAAACTTTTATACTCTCGGCCCGCGCTAACATAAGAGCTTTCGATGAAGAAGTCGGCAGTCCTCAAATTTGAGGATTGATCCAAGACTGCTTTGTAACCTTCGATATCGCGCAACAGATTATCATGCCGTTTATCTACCATGTCGGCGACGTCGCGGCTGTCGGCGTAAAACACGCCGGCGCGTTCTACCAGTTGCAGTTTATCCAAGTGCGATCCCTCCCAGCGACTTGATCACGTACTGCATTTCGATCACGTTGAGAAATTGCAGAATTTCCGGTTCGCTCTGATAAAACCGTCGAGCCAGATCAATGCGCCGGCGAATCCCCAAAGGTTTTATGCCTTTGCGGGACATCTTACGTATTTCGTATTCCAAGCTGCTTTTCACTGTCTGAGTTGCTTTCAAGTTCTTCATCTCCCTCCCTGATTTCGAATGATTTGACATAGCGCACTTCCAGATCGTCCAACAACGCGAGTTCTTCCGGCTGTGAACGCAATATCTGGCGGAAGTCGTTCACCGCAGATTTGATTGTGACCGGGCTGCATCCGAGATTGTACATGCCAGCCAACTGCTCTTCGATAATTGAGTTTGCCATAGGTCCTCCTTCTTAAAAAGGCGACTGCTCCAACAACCATTGCCGGAGGAATTCGCGTGTTTCCTTTGCCGGGAAGTACCACTTCTGTCCGACCTTCCTTTTGATAAAGCGCGGATCATGGAAGAACATATCTTGGATGGTATTCCAGCTCATACAGGTTCGCTTCATAAGTTCTTTTGAATCCCAGAAGGCATATTCCGCATCGGCCGCTTTGACCAGTTCACCTATTTGTTCATGGCACATACGCTTCACTTCAACTGGATCAATTTCAACTTTTAAGAGGCTCTTCATTTGTAACCCCCTGTTACGTAACTGATAATTACTATAAAGTCAAAAAAATAGTAACAAACGATTGCGTAAGTGTTGCTTACGCGTTATAATGATTTTGTTGGGTTGTGAATCTTTTAGCGCTTTTCTGTTCAAGATCTTGCCAGAGATCATGAACACTAACACCAAAGTAATTCGCGAAACCAAAGACAAGCTCTACGCCGGGATCGGAATGACCATTTTCAAGATTGCGAACTGTGGTTTCTGTGACTCCCATATCTTCAGCAACCTTTTTTTGAGTGCCTTTAGCAATACGAAGCGCCTTAAACTTTGCTCGCACTGTACGTTTCTGAGTAACTGCCATTTACGTTTCGCCTCCTTTCGTAACTGATGATAACATGTAACTATGAATTACGCAAGCGGTAATTACTATTTAATTTAGGTGGTGTTTTTTTGGATCATCCAGGAATACGTATTAGAGAACTTAGAATGCGAAGAGGCTTATCTCAAGATCAACTGGCTGCGGCATTGGATATGAATCGAGTTAATATTTCTAATTATGAACGAGGTAAAATAACGAATATACCAGGCGATGTTTTATTAAAACTCGCTAATAAATTGAATACCAGTACTGACTATTTGCTCGGTCGTGAAGAACATGTAGAAATTGAAACAATAGCTGCCCATCACGATGGCGAAGATTTTACAGAGGAAGAACAGAAAGAGATCGAGGCATTCAAAGCATTTGTAAAGTCGAAGCGTAACCGCGAGGAGTGATCGTTGTGCTGCTTTACGAAGAACTATTAGACGAAGCTTATACCCAACATAATATCCATACATACGAAAAACCCTTATCCTCACGAACCAAAGGTCTTTATAGCGATAAGATCATTTGGATAAATAAGTTTATTCCGACTTATACAGAGAAAGGCTGTGTGATGGTCGAGGAACTGGGGCATCATCATACTAGCGTCGGCAATATATTAGATCAACGACACGTCGTCAGCAGACGACAGGAGCTGCGGGCGCGACAATGGGGACATGGCCGGGCAATCCCTTTGTGCCGCTTCATTGAGGCTCATAAAGCGAAAGTCAGTGGCCGGAACGACCTGGCTGCCTACTTGGGTGTCACAGAGGAATTTTTGCAAGAGACTGTTGATCGATACCGCGACAAGTACGGTTTATACAAACGGTTCGACGATAAATTCATTGTTGGGTTCGATCCAGTTGAGGTGCTTGAAATAGGGTAGTTCTCGAAGACGGAGCTGCGCAGGGCACCTTTTTGCCTTTTTAGCGAACATACATTCCCTTTGAGGAGGTGATACTTATTTAGAATACCTTCGCACGTTCTGTAATGTAAAAATTTTAAATTGGAGGTGCTGATTTGGCAAGCTTTAAGAAGCACGATGCTGGCTGGGAGTTTCGAATCCGATATAAAGATCCATTCACACAAAAGTTTCGTGAAAAATCACAGCGAGGCTTCGAAACGAAAAAGGCTGCGCAAATTGCCGCGGCCGAATTAGAAAAACAACTTGCTGCCGGATATGAGCAAAGTGATCTTCCACTCGCCGACTTTCTTTACATTTGGTTAGAGGAATACAAGAAAGGCACTGTACGAAAAAACACTTATGAATTACACAAGAATAATATCAAAAATCACCTGGTTCCCTATTTCAAAAAGATTTCGCTTCGTGATGTAAAACCAATTATGTATCAGGAGTTTCTCAACCATTTCGGACCTCGTGGATACAGCCGCCGTACCATCGAATTAATTCATGCTACAATGCACAACGCATTGGACAAGGCAGTAACACTTGGAAAGCTTGAGAAAAATCCGTGTAATGGCGTAGAGATACGCGGAGAGAAAAATCGTGGTGAAGTGCAATTCATCGAATCAGAAGATATCCCAAAATTTTTAGAAGCTACCTGGAAGTATGGTTACATCTATTGGATTTTCTTTAAAAGCATGATTGGAACGGGGATGCGCAAAGGAGAAGCTGCCGCGCTGAAATGGCCTGATATCGATTGGGAACAAAAGAAGCTTCGTATCGATGAAACCCTCGATTTCACAGCAGCCGATAAGAGTGAACTCTTTGGCGATCCTAAGACGTATCGATCCAAAAGATTCGTTCATGTTCCGCCAGCTTTGATGGAGGACTTAAGAAAGCACCAGGAGTGGCAGCAAAGAAACCGAGAGGCAATGGGTCCGCTATACCACCATGATCTGGATCTCGTCTTCTGTCGCACCAATGGTAATTTCATGCCAAAGTCTTCCTTATTCAATGCCTTCTCTCGGATTTGTCACCGTGCAGATCTGCCAGAGCTTCCTATCCACTCGCTTCGCCATACGTATGCTGTCCTTATGCTGGAAGCTGGCGCTGACATTAAGTTTGTTCAAGAGCAACTGGGTCATGGTAGTGTTCAAATCACTTCAGACGTGTATGCCCACATCTCCAAAAAACTCAAAGATCGTAATATGAAGAAGTTCGAATTGTTTACGGATCACCTTCTAAAGTGA